CGGTTCCCAGAAATGTTTACCCAAGTGCTGGAGCACAATATAAGGGAGAGGAAGGAACAAATATTATGGAACACTTTGATATAAGAAATATAAAACTTAACAAAACTTTGATGGAAAGATGGGGTTATAAGAAACCGATTAATGAGGAAGGCCCCGTAGAGTATGAGATAATAGATAACGATACTGGTGAAAAGTACGGTGTAGATCAATATACTCCAGGCGAAAATCTTAAGAGAATGCAGCAGGTGCCCTTTCCCGTTAACAGAGGCGGAGACGAAGACGAAGATGTGCGGGCAGCAGTCGATAAACTTGCCAAAGCCGGCGCGCCCACCTTTGATATGATGCCCAAGGAGTGGGCCGCATGGTTAAAACCAGGGGCAATTTGGCAGCCGGATACACAATACAACCTTCCTCATGATGGTATATCTAAATTTATCAATCTTCCCAAAAAAGTGATGGATGATCCTGACACTCATTTAAGTTCAGACGAAAGAGAGGAGTTTATTAAACTAAAAAATGATTTTCCAGAATACATCGCAAGCCTGGAGGCTGACCCTGCGAAAGGATAAATTTATGGATTTAAGTAAAATAACAAAGAAATTTATATTAGGTGAAAGTTTTTCGCCTCCTTCTCTTTTTTCGTATATACAGGCTCTTCAAGAAACAATGAGCAACATGGTCCCCAGAACTGTATCTGAAACCAGAAGACTTGAGGTCGCCAAATCCCAAATCAGGGAAATCAGAAAATTCTCCAAAAAATTACAGGAACGAGTTGACATTCTCGAAGAGCAGGTTAAGGTGTTGGAAGAGAACCGTAGCGAATAGATAGGAGATCACTATGACGGCACCTGGCCATATGGCTCACCCATTTGACTGCCCTGATGTAGAGACAGGGCAAGATTTGGAAAGCATATTCAACTCAATCGCGAAATATCTGAAGAGCAACTCGGCAGCAGTCAAAATTGATGGTGTCAATGTTAGCTTCAAGCTTGTAGACACCCCTAACGGCAAACAATTTGCTGCTGATCGTGGAAGTCTCAAGCCGATTGATATTTCTGGGATAACCATAGACAAAGTTGCTGATAGGTTCCCAGAAGGACACGGGATGATAGACAAAATCTCCGTTGTCCTGGCTATCTTAAACAACTCCTTGCCGAGTGTAGAGAAAGAGTTAAAAGAGCTTGGAATGTGGGATGATTCAACCATATTTATGAACACAGAAGCTGTCGATTCCGGACAAACAAATGTTATGGAATACGAAGATAGCTTCCTGGCTATACACGGATTAAATAAGTTTTATGAGAAGACACATTCTAGATCTGGCGTAACTCGCCCAGGTTCTGTAAGGCCGGAAGGAGTAACCTCTCCAAGCCACGAAATAGAGTACCCTGACAGTGCTATGAAGAAGTTTATTAAGAAACTTAACCCAGCTGCAGAGAAATATAATATGAAAGTTGTTGGTTCAGTTCCAACAGAAACAGTGGAAGATATTAATTTTTCTAATACATTGTCATCCCGCATAAGAATCAACATCACAGACGAAGATTTTGAAGAAAAAAGTTTATCTTCTTGGCTTAAAGAAGTTGTGAATCCTCGTAATGCATTTGTGAGTTTGTCTGATGGTAAAAAAGTAAAAGCTATAAGTAAACACATTTATACTGAACTTATAGCAAACCAAGTTCCTGTTGCTAGCATTTTAAAGAATGGCTCTGATGTAGCACATGCTATAAATGGAGCTATATTCTGGCATGCAACACGACAGTTAGGTAACGATGTACTGAACTCTGTTACTAGCGATCTTGGCAAAGGAAAAAATCAAGAAGGAATAGTTATAAGAGATAAACATATCTGCGGAGGAACCCCTGTAAAAGTAACAGGGGATTTTATTGTCAAAGGTATGGAATCTAAATTTAGCAAAAATGAGATAATCGTGAAAGAAGAGGAACAAGAAGAAAAGCCTGTTGACCCAACTGGCCCAACTGGAAAGATAACGGTTTTGTTTCCCGGAGGGTTTAAGCCTCCACATGCTGGACATCTTGAAATAGTGAAGAGGTATTTAGATGATCCTGATATTGGAGACATCAATATTTTTATTGGTCCGCACCGACGCCCAAAGATTGATTCTGGTGCTGAAGTAAGTGTAGGGGAAGAAGAGTCTCTTAAGATTTGGAATATATATTTAAATTCTCTTCCCGGATCTGAAAGGGTTAATTTAATTCAGATGTCAGCACACTCAGAGCTTGGCCGCACTCCTATGGAAGCAGCATACAAATGGGCAGAAACAAAATCTTCTCCCGGAGATGTATATACTATGGCAGCTAGTAGCAAGAAGCAGAAAGGAAACGATCAACATGTAAGATCTTCTGCTTTTGAGAACTACTTTACTTCTGGAAGAGGAAAAGACACTGCTAGTGAAAGGGGATTCTCTGCCAGAGTCCACCCAATAGCTACTCGTAGTTTGAGATATACCGGAAGAGGAGACAGGCTAGATGGGCAACCAATAAGTTCAACTACTATGAGGAGAGATGCACAGAACGGAGACTTGGGTATATTTTCTACTAACATACCAAATGAGGTCATTGGCCAAACAGATGAAATTATGAAAATTTTAAATATTCAAATAGTGGAGAACTTCACAAAAAAAAAGTTATATTTATTGGTTAAGGAAGTGATGGCTGATTATGGTGGTGGTGAAATGGTAGCTAGTGTTGGCGGCTCTAATGCCGGAACTTCAGCCCAAGCACTGGCACACCATAAGGTCCATCATGCATCTGCAGCACCTGATTATAGGATTGCAGATTCTAATGAAAACTGCAATAATTGCAAACATCTAAATAAAAAGAAAACAAAAGATTTCTCAGAAGAAGATTTTTGTAAATATTATAATTTCAAAACAACAGAAAGATATGTATGTGATGACTGGGAAGCAATAAAAGAATTTAGTGCTATGGGAGCAGTCGGAGGCGGAGCTGTTGCTGGTAGTGCTGTCCCAACAAATACTGATAAAAAGAAGAAAGGTAAAAAGAAAAAATTAACAATATTTAGATAGGACAGTAATCTAAAAACTACTTATGTAGTGAGGGATATTCTATGATCACAGATAGACACAGTTTTGCTCAAGAGATGTTATTGAGAGAGCAGATCAGAAATAATATTAGAGAACTAATAACAGAAGAAAAAAGTAAAATTCTCAAAGAAGAGAAGAAATTAAGATCTATTATTCGCAGCCTGTTAACAGAAGAACAATCTACTTCAGTTAACTTTCTAGAAAATTTGTTTTCTGATACAAATTTAGTATCTACTTTACAAGACGGTTATGAATCTTTGGGAAAAGAAGAAGAAAAGAAATCTTATAAAGCACACGTATTAAGTTCTTTGATAAAAACCTTAGATATTTATGATACGAATATTAATGCAGCTGGTGGTGAAGAAGCTTCATTAGAAGAAGAAGTAGGAATAGAACTAGAAGATGATCCAGATAGACTATTAGGCCAAAAAGAAGAGAAAGTCGATGATTCAGCTATGACTGGATTTACTATAGCAGGAGAAAACGAAACAGGTAGAAATCTAGCTCTAGGTGTTCCTGGTGAAAGAGATAAAGGTGTAGTTGATATTGTTTGGCCAAGTATAAGAAATTGGTATAGTAAAATTGGTTCAGATGACGATGAAGGAAGAGAAGTATTTAAAGATTATTTATTAATAAATATTAAAAAGTACTTTGAACTATGGGATTCGGAATCTGATTCTGGGATAGAAGAACCGGAAGTAGAAGAACCAGAGGATATGGTTGAGCCTGGAATGGAAGCTTCAGAAGATCCCATGGGTGAGCCAATAGAAGATTCGGATGAATTTAGTGATTTGAATCTATAGAATATAGATCTATAGCATATAAATCCTAAATTGTCAATAGGGTTCTTAAGAACTTTTTTTTTGAGTGTCATATGTCCTGGAATAAAAAGAGAAAAATCTCAGGAAAGAATACAAACTATTCTATCTTGAACTCCCTTAAAGAAAAAAAATTATCAAACGATGAATTTGAAGTTATGATCAATTCTATATCATTAGAAGATCTAATAGCTATGAAATTAGAATTAGCAACTAAAGCAGCTGGTGGTTATTTGTATGGCTTGCCTATTTGGAAGTCTACAAAGAATGTGGTTAGAGATGCATTATTAAAATATGCTCTATCAGCGACAAGAACCAAAAAAGAAGCTTCTAGATTTTTAGGTATATCTATACTAGAATTAAATCTTTTCCTTAAGGAATACAAAACAGAAAAGTATTTTGAAGAATAGTGCTTATTTTTCTTGACTTTACTTTTATCTTATGTTACTTATAGAAGAATATAAAAAATAAGACTTTATATGGTTTAAAGGGTTGTAAGAATGTGGCAATAATTTATTAATAAAAAATAAAGTACCAGCAATGGTCGGCCTCCATGTCTCTAACGAGGTTTATAATTGAAGAGAGACTAGTATGGTTGTGATTCTAGAAAACAACCCGCCTTTTAAATCATTCGTTTTTTAACTTTTCGGGGGTGAGTAGGTTCGATTGCGTAAATAAAAAATTTGTTCAAAGATGTGTAGACAACACAGTAAAAAACATCTAAAATATAAAAGCCAACGATAATGTTGAATTTGTTCCTGCAGCCATAGCGGCTTAGGTTACTGGGTGCTAACAACCTGGAAACAGAAAGTTAGAAAAGAGTTTACTGAAACTTTAAATCAGGTGGTGTGGGAATAGAATGGTTTGTTAAGTGCCTAACTTAGCTAACTTTGTAAGTAAACAAATTTTTGATCTTTGTGTAAGACGCGGGTGCAACTCCCGCCACCTCCACCACCTTTACAGCAGAAAGGTAATATATATGAAGCACAGAAAACCAACTTGGAATCAAATTTGGATGTTGTTGGCAGAGAGTATAGCCGATAAATCTTCAGATGCTCACAAGAAAAATGGTTCTGTGATCGTGACAGGAGACAATGCCAGTGTTTTAGGCATCGGATACAATAAAACAAAAAAAGATAGCACAAATAAATCAAGAGAGGGTGACTTCGACCATGCCGTAGCAATGGTATTGTTGAATTTTAATTTTGGAGACCTTAGGGAAAAGAAAATGTATATAACAGAAGCACCCTGTGAACAATGTGCTAACATGATTGTTGACACTGATATAAAAACAGTGATATATCGCAATGATTATGGAGATAACACAGGATTAAATATTCTAAAAAGTTCAGGAATAAACTTAGTTCGAGCTTAGAGGATTTATGAAGATAAATACAAGAGAAAGAGATCTGTTGTTAAGAATAGCAGAGCACCTACCACAAATAAGTAGTGCGATCATCGGTTTGGTCGAATACGTAAATGATTTAGAAACAGCCTATGTTGAAGAGCACGAGGCAAATTTAATATTGTATGATGAGATGTGCAAGCTTCAAGATGATTTACAAAATTCCAACATGGTACATTAATCAGCAAGTTTTTCATACATGTCTAAGTGGCTATTAATGAATGTGAATAATTGTGCATGTGTTATAGACACTGATAAGTGGTGAAAATCCCTGTTCACAGCATACAGCAAACCAATCAATTCACCATACTGATTGACAACGGGAGATCCAGAACTTCCCGGATAGGAAGGTATCGTATAAATATCAGATTTCATATGTTCTGAATATCCAGAATAAACACCTTTAAAAAGTGGCACCATATTTCTTTCCAAGACCCCTCCTGGGGAAGCTATATTATATGCTGTTTCACCTTTTTTAGGTCCGTGTAGGGACAACTTTATTTTTGGTTTGTTAATTCTTTCGCTCTCTAATATACAAATATCTTTATTTTCGCTTCTGGCAAAAACAACAGATTTGTATTTTTCGTTATCGATATCTATTAATATTCTTTTAATTACTGAATCATCACCGCACACATGATTGGCTGTTAAAATATAACTTTTATTTTTTTTATGGTGGATTATCGAGCCCGAACCAGAACTGGTGGCCACAATGGCAAGCTCCACTTCTAGATCCCCAATGGGTATTTCTTTCACTTCATAATTTTCTATTTTTATAAAAGACTGGGTGGGATAATATTTCTTAGGCGTGTTAAAGCATCCAGATATCGTCAGTGATATACTGGCAGCCAAAACAAGTAGATGCCTTGTCGCCTTCATAATAGTAACTATATTATAAAAATGTTTTTTTACGACACTATTTAGAATATACCAAGAGGCACACTTTAGGATGTTGAATGACAAAAAAGACATATGTTATTGATACTAGCGTTTTCTTAACTGACTCTGAATGTATTTATGCTTTTGAAAACAACGATATCGTTATTCCGATAAAAGTATTAGAAGAAATAGACAAACACAAGGGACGCCAAGACTCGCCTGGACTCAATGCCAGGAGGACGATAAGAACTTTGGATGCCTTTCGAAAAAAAGGTAGTCTTAATGTTGGTGTCCGAATAGGAAAAGGAAAAGGAAAAATCAGGGTGGCCAACTTGGGCACCGAGCCTAATCTCCCAGCTGAAATGTCAATGGAGGTTCCAGACCATCAGATAATTGCAACAGCCACCAATGAACAGGAGTTGCTCAAGCCGAGAAAAGTTATAATGGTGTCTAGGGATATCAACATGAGAGTTTTATGCGATTCTCTCGAACTTCTTTCTGAGGATTATAAATCTGGCAAGGTTGTAAAAGAAAGAACTGACTTATATGATGGGTTTTCTAGACTTCTGGTTGATGATGAAATAATTGATAGATTCTATTCAGAAGAGAAAATAATTTTAGAGGAAAAAGAATCAAAGCTATTTTACCCAAATCAATTTTTGATGCTTGTTTCTAATTCAAGCGAAAAGAAAACTTGTTTAGCTAAATATGCGAACCACGGTGAACCACTGGGGCAAATTGGTAAGTTTAAAAGCGGAAATAGTATATGGGGAGTTGACCCCAGGAATAAGGAGCAAACATTTGCTCTAGATCTACTAATGGACCCAGACATACCGATTGTCACATTAGTCGGTAAAGCTGGGTGTGGGAAGACACTATTAGCAATCGCTAGCGGCCTACAGCAGGTCATAGGCAAGTCAGGCAAGGTAGACGGGGACTACACAAGGCTAATAGTTACAAGGCCAGTACAGCCGCTAGGAAGAGACCTGGGCTACCTTCCAGGCACCCTTGAAGAGAAGATGAATCCGTGGCTGGCTCCAATACAAGATAACTTGCAATTTTTGATGGGAAATGATAAAGTGACCCTTGAAGAATACAGCATGCAGGGGATAATAGAAATAGAAGCACTTACTTACATCAGAGGGAGATCTCTGTCAAAGGCTTTCCTTATCGTTGACGAGGCTCAAAATCTCACTAGCCACGAGCTAAAGACAATAGTGACTCGTGTTGGCGAGGGGACAAAAGTGGTACTAACAGGAGACATAGAGCAAATCGACAATGTGTATATTGACGAAACATCAAACGGATTGGCATACGCCATAGAAAAATTTAAGCATTATTCGTTGTCCGGACACATCACTCTAAATAAGGGAGAACGATCCGAAGTGGCAACACTGGCATCTAAAGTTTTATAAAGGAGAATATATGACAAGCTTAGGTAACACAGCAAACGAAGAAGAAGTGATAAATGAAGATTTAAGGAAGGAGGTGCAGATAGATTCTCACCTTAAGACATTGTTGGTGAACTATGTTGGTGCTCAGCATAACCCAGAGAACAACGAAATCACAGTGGAAATGATTGTTGAAACTATGGCGAAAGAATTCCCAGAATTTCTTATGGCAGTTGCTGAGGAAAACTTTATCAGGGGATATAAGCAAGCTTTTGCTGATTTGGATGAGCACCAGAGACAAGTTGAAGAAGAAAACAAAAAGCAAGAACCAACGAAAAAGAGCAAACCAAGAAAGAAAAAAAAGGCTAAGAAAAAAGATGCCAAAAACACTGACTGATTACATATCAAGTTCCAATAATCGAAAACCCAATGAGTTATTATTATTCAAAAAAATACCGATACGAATTATAAACAGTTTCATATATGATATCGATATAAGAAATGTCTTATCAACTATAGAAAAAAGAATCCCATCTAGATATTTTAGCGGTATTGAAGCCATATATGTTGGGGATTTCGATTTTCTGGAAGACAGGGAACTAACTTCGTTGTATAGTGACGGTGCAGTTTACATATCACCAGCTCAAACAGGAGAGCAGGATTTATTCTCAGATGTCGTTCACGAGGTTGCCCACTCACTAGAAGAGTCCTATGCGACTGATATCTACGGCGACGGTGAAATAGAAGAAGAATTCTTGAAAAAAAGAAATAAACTTCTTGACATTCTCGTCAGAGAAGGGTATGGTGATGTTGTAAGATCGTTTGATTTTGGACAGTTAGAATATTCGTCAGAATTTGATAACCTCCTTCACAAGGAGATTGGATATCATCCGTTAACAATGATGACGCTAGGTTTATTTGTTTCTCCATATGGGATCACTTCTCTTAGAGAATATTTTGCAAATGTATTTGAAGAATATTACTCTGGAGACAAGAAACATTCTTGTAAGGTGAGCCCTTCTGTTTGCGAAAAAATAAATCTGTTGCAGGAAAGTATGGAGGTATATTAAAAAAATGAATATCGAGCATGAATATGATAAAAACTTAGAAGAATTAAAAATTACCATAACAATTCCGAAAAGAATTTATGCATCTCAGAAAATTGTTGCTGTAAGGAATCAGGAAGCCACTGCGGCAGCAGAAGCCATTTTATCAGAAATGGGAAAAAAATATAAAAATATAGAAGTGCTTTCTGGTACGAAGTTGCACAATGATAATAGGCTGTCTGGGACTTGGGTATTCAAAATAGAAACAGAAAAAAAAGAACAACCAAAGAAAACTCTAGAGACCAAGAAATTTAACGATAAGACGAACCAAAGAAAGAAGGTGGATTTTGCCACGATTAGTGAAAATAAACAATTCGAAGAATAGATTACTAGAACACATATCCTACTCAGCACTAAAAGTGTGGAATGAGTGCCCACACAAGCATAAACTTATATATATTGATAGAAACAAGAGGTTTGTAGGAAACCTACACACAGCCTTTGGTAAAGCCGTTCATGATGCTTGTGAGCTTGTCCTGCGCGGAGCTAGCGATATAGAAGACAAGTTTGCTTCATGTTTTGAGAAAGAACTGATGGCCTTGGATAAAGAGGTCTTTCACGAATTGGACCAGGAGACCGTTACTGAATTCGAGCAGCAGGGTAAAGAAATACTGCCTTTGATAATGGGTTCTCTTAAAGATTATTTCGGTGATTTCACATTATCAAGAACAGAAGAAGATTTATTTGAAAGAATAACAGAATACGAAGATTATGATCGCAGGTTTAAAGGGTATATTGATCTTGTATTAAACACCCCAGACGGCAAGACACACATTATTGACTGGAAGACATGCTCTTGGGGCTGGAAACAAGAAAGAAAGAATGAAGCGATAACCACATATCAGCTCACACTTTATAAACATTTTTATGCCAGGAAACACAACATCGATCCAGACACAATCGAGACACACTTTGCATTATTAAAAAGAACAGCAAACAAAAACAAGGTGGAATTATTCAGGGTTAGTAGCGGAAATAAAAAAACAAATAATGCCTTGACATTGCTAGACAAAGCATTATATAATATCGACAGTGGAAATTATCTTAAAAACAAATTATCTTGCAATTACTGTGAATTTCGTAAAACAGAAGATTGTCCGTAAGTGAGAGGAAATATGAGTGATAAAAAAACAAAAATACTTACCATAAGCGATCACCCGATGTCTCCATCTGGTGTCGGCACCCAAACAAAGTTCATTATTGAACATCTTTTAAAAACTGGTAAGTACTCTTTCTTGTCCTTGGGGGGAGCAGTAAAGCATCAAGACTATAGGCCAATGAAAACAGAACAATATGGAGAAGACTGGCTAATTCACCCAGTAGACGGGTATAGTAACCCCAATATTATCAGAAGTATAGTACGAGACCAAAAACCAGACATCCTTTGGTTTATGACGGACCCAAGATTTTTTACTTGGCTGTGGGAAATGGAAGATGAGATAAGGCCACATATGCCAATGATATATTATCATGTGTGGGACAATTATCCTTATCCAAAATTTAATAAAAGATTTTATGATTCAACTGATGTCATCTGTACCATATCAAAGGTAACAGATGACATTGTTCGTACAGTAGCACCAGATGTTGAATGTCATTACATTCCACACTGCACAAATATGGATATATTCAAAAAGAACCCGGAAGAAGAGACAGAAAAGTTCAGGAAGATGGCACTACCCCAAACTGAAGGTAAATTTTTCTTTTTTTGGAATAACAGAAATGCTAGAAGAAAACAAAGCGGTACTTTGCTTTGGTGGTTTAAGGAATTTCTTGATAAAGTTGGCCATGACAAGGCAATACTAATGATGCATACAGAAGTTCATGATCCCAATGGGCAAGATTTACAAGCAATTATTCATGAGCTTGGTTTGACGAATGGCGAAGTTCTATTTTCTCCTGAGAAGATCCCCCCATCAGAACTGGCAAAATTATATAATGTTGCTGATTGTACTATAAATGTCTCTGACGCTGAAGGATTTGGCCTCGCCACACTGGAATCACTTGCCTGTGAGACACCAATATTAGTTAATATGACCGGCGGCCTTCAAGAACAAGTTACTGATGGTGAAAAATGGTTTGGCATAGGCATTGAACCCGCATCAAAAGCCATAATAGGCTCACAACAGGTTCCATATATTAGAGAGGATAGACTGAATAAAGAAGACTTCCTGGAAGCCATGTTGAAAATGTATAATTCTTCAGAAAAACAAAGAAAAAAAATGGGCAGTGATGGAAGAAAACACTTGCTAAAGAATTATAATCATGATACGATGATGAGTAAGTGGGAAGAAGTATTAGATAATGTATGTGAAACAAGAGGCTCGTGGGCAGAAAGGAAGCAGTATGAGCCATGGTGCTTAAGGGAGCTATAAATGAAGAAAAAGGTTTTAGTAAGAGGCCCCGCACTTTCTAGAAGCGGATATGGAGTTCACGCTCGAACAATTTTGCGGGCTCTTCGTGCCCACGAGGAATACTTTGACATTTTCCTCCAGAACATCAATTGGGGCAAGACCGGCTTCATACATGAGGACAACGAAGAAAAGGATTGGTTAAACCATCTAGCTGCCAAAACGGCAAAACATGCAAATGATGGAGGAAGCTTTGATGTATCATTGCAAGTAACTATCCCACCAGAGTGGGAGAGGCTTGCCCCTGTAAACATAGGAGTAACAGCCGGGATAGAAACAACCAAGATAGCACCTCAGTGGGTTGAGAAATGTCAATTGGTTGATAAGATAATTGTTGTTTCTGAACACGCCAAGGCAGGGTTCGATAACACAGCATATAAGGTAAAGCATCCGCAGACTCAAGAAGAAATAAACTTTAAAAATGAAAAACCAATTGAGGTGGTTCATTATCCTGTTCGCGAAGTTGAAGCAAAAAATCTAGATTTAGATTTGCAAACAGATTTTAATTTTCTTGTAGTGGCTCAAGTTGGCCCTCGTAAGAATGTCGAAAACACAATTCGTGGCTTTATAGAGGAGTTTAAGGAAGATGAGAATGTTGGCTTGGTACTGAAGGTTACCAAAATAAACAACTGTATCTCAGACCGTATGATGATGGAAGCTGCTTTAGGGGCAGTCTCTCGTGAAATTCCAGACAGAAAATGCAAGGTATATCTTCTTCACGGTCATATGACAGAAGAAGAGATGACTGGCTTGTATCGTCATCCAAAAATCAAAGCATTGGTTACTTTGGCCCACGGTGAGGGGTATGGCCTTCCTATATTCGAAGCAGCACACAATGAGCTTCCTGTAATCTCCCCAGCCTGGGGAGGGCAGTGTGACTTTCTCTACATGCCAATAAAGAACAAAAAGACTGGAAAAATAAAAAATAAACCTGCTTTTACCAAAGTGGCTTTTGATATAAATAAGATCCAACCAGCAGCCGTTTGGAAGGGTGTTTTGGAAGAAGATTCTATGTGGTGTTTCCCTAGAAAGGTGAGCTATGAATCTGCTTTACGGGAAGTATACAAGAATTATGATCCGAAGAAGTCAGAAGCAAAGAAGTTAGCGAAGCACATAAAGAAGAATTTCACAGAAGAAAAGATATATAAAGAGATTGCAAGTTGCATTGGGGAAATTAATACAGACTGGCATAAGAAGATAGGTGAAATTAGTGAAGAGGGGTAAAACAATTGTTTTCGTTGCTGATTTCTTCAAGGGCGATTTGTTCGGCGGCGCTGAGAATAACGATTCTGTCCTTATTGAGCATCTTGAAAAAGTAGGATATGAGGTAAAAAAGGTTCATTCGCAAGATTTGCGAGTTTCTGATCTGGACTCGAATAGTTCGACCTTCATTATTGGTAACTTTATTGGATTGACTGAGGAAGTAAAAACTGCTATGTCATCCGCCAGTATTGATTATATAATCTACGAACATGATCACAAATATTTAAAAACAAGAGACCCTTCTGTTTTTGCGAATTTTAAGGCACCAGATGATCAGATTATCAATCGTTCGTTTTACGAGAATGCCAGAGCAGTTGTCATTTTGAGCAAAGTGTGTAAAGAAATTGCTGAAAGGAATTTAGGCATTGGTAGTGTGTATAATATTGGCTCAAGCCTTTGGTCTGAAGACAAGTTCAGTTTGCTGGAGAGGCTTTCTGCAGAAAGGAAACAAAAATCTATTCAATATGGCATTTTGGATTCCAAAAACCCAATCAAAGGAACAAAACAGTCCGCAGAATGGTGTACCAATAACAACAAGGAATATAAACTTATTGGAAGTTCTGACGAAGTTGTATTCTTAGATCAATTGCGAGATTGTGAAAAGTTAGTTTTTATGCCACAGGTTTTGGAAACATTTTCTAGACTTACTGCTGAAGCAAAAATGCTAAAGTGCAAACTGGTGACCACAAAAGGGCTAATTGGTTTTGCCAGCGAAGATTGCTATAGTCTTTCGGGCCTAGAGTTGATTGCCGAAATGAGAAGACGAGTAGGTGATGCTCTAGAGTTGTTTGAGAAACTAGTAGAAGGTGAGGAGCCTATACAACAGATTAAGAAAGTTGCTTTTATAGGGAAATTTCGTAAAATTTATGACGAACAAGGAAAGGCGCTTTCTTTAGAAAAAAGCGGATTTGAAGTTAGGAGATTTGATGAAAATACTTTCAATAAAGTGCTGCTAAACAACATAGACACTCTTATTGATTATAATCCTGATGTTTTGATTTTTACAAAACTTCGCGTCCCCAATGCTCAGGAGGTTATTGACAAGTGCAGAAACAATGGAATTGTGACCGTTTCTTGGATGCCGGATCTTTATTTTGGCCTAAAAAGAGAAAAAGAAATAATAAACAAGAGTCCGATGTTCCAAGCTGATTTTGTTTTTTCACCTGATGGCGGAAATCAAGATAAGTTTGAAAAAAATAAGGTTAATCATTTTTTAATAAGACAAGCGATTTATGACGAATCTTGTGAAATAAAAAATGTAGAAAAGAATCATGATTTATTGTTTGTCGGCACCTTGGGGCCAGAACACGGAAATAGTCGTGCCGAACTATTATCTTTTTTAGAGAAAGAATATGGAGAAAAATTTTATTGGGCTGGAAGAACTGGGCCTCACGAAATAAGAGACGAGGCGCTTACAAGATTAATATCTGAATCAAAAATTGTAATTGGTGACTGCGTATTTTCAGACAAATATTGGTCTAATAGGGTTTATGAGACCTTGGGCCGGGGCGGCTTTCTTGTACATCCCAAAATTCCTGGTATTGAAGATGAATTTGAAGATGGTAAACACCTTGTTATGTTTGAACACGGAAATATGAAAGAGCTTTCTGAAAAGATAAATTATTACTTGAATTCTGAAAAAGAGCGTGAAAAAATCCGTCACTGTGGTTTAGGATATGTAAAAACAACGCACACTTTAATGAACAGGGTGGAGCAAGTAATGGAGATACTTCAAAAATGAATAGACCAATTGATAAGCTTGAATTTTGGAAATCAAGAATTGATTCCTCCGGTGATAATAAGCACCACAGTGTTTACCGATGTGATAGCGGATTGTGGAGTGTTATAGAGAAGCATCATGTGAAGCAGATCAGGCAATTTATAAAACCTACAGATAGAGTCCTTGATGCTGCATGTGGATATGGCAGAATGGCAAAGTATTTTGCTTGTGAAAACTATACTGGTGTAGATTTCTCCCCAGACTTTATAGATTTATCTTCCAAGCAATTTCCTGATTATAATTTTGTTGTTGCAGATTTAAAAAAACTTGCTTTCAAAGATAACCAATTTGATTGGTGTTTTGGTATCTCGATTAAAGCCATGATTGTTCGCGAACTTGGAGACGATCAGTGGCTAAAGATGGAACAAGAAATTAGGCGCGTTTCCAAGAAGACAATCTTTTTAGAGTATTCGGATGGAAAAGGTAATCATCTTAAGGACAATTATGAGGTGCTGGGGTGAAAATACTTATTGTTAAACCAAAATCAGTAAACATAGATCCTTGGGTTCCTGAATTACAAAGACGTGGGCACACTGTTATAGAAAATGATTCTAAATCTATAAAACCAGATGTCATTATTGGTGCCAGCATTTCTGTAATTAACAAAATTCGGCATGCTCATAATATCTTTCCAGATGTGCCCATGATCAATTATAATTGGGATGTTTATGAATGGGTTTGGAAACATCCTAGAGGTTATGATTGGGAGAATTACGGAGAGCTTTTAAAGAAGAGTCACGAAGTGTGGTGTCCGTCAGAGTCAGTTGTAAGAAGAAATTGGGATTGGTTTAAAATTGGTGAAGATAAATCTATAATTATAAAAACGTTCGCTAGGTTGTTTGATTACGAGGGAGAAGTGAAAGACGAGAGATTTATTTATAATCCACTTCGGTCCATTCCCGATAGAAATTTAGGCTGGTTAAACAAGGCATGCACAAAATTAAACATACCTTTAGTGCAGAGCGCTCACCGCTTGACAGAATCTAAATTTCAGAAAACAATTTTAAATTGTAGTTTTATGGTCTGTGAGTACTATGAAGCTTCAACAGGCGGCTTAACATTGGTTGAAGGCCATAAATACGGAAAGCCTGTACTTGTAAGCGATTCCCCATACATGGGCGCTAGAGATTATTTCGGTGACAGGGCGGAATATTTTAAGCACGATGATTATGGATCGTTTGAAAAAAAAATAAAAGAACTTTGGGAAAACACTCCTATTTTGAATCGTGACGAATGTGAAAAATTTGTTGAGCAATATACCATAGAGTCTATGATAGATAAAATGGAAGAGAGGTTAGCCAAGTTGTGAAAAAAAGCAATGTAGAAGATTATCTCACAATTGCTGATTGTGAGATAGGGAAAAGAGTAAAAATTATGGAACCCGTTAACATATACGGGTGTAAAATAGGAGAAGGATCTTTTATTGGCCCATTCGTAGAAATACAAAAAGGAGTCAACATTGGAGAAAACACAAGAATTAGTAGCCACACTTTCATATGTGAGGGAGTTACAATTGGAAATGGTGTGTTTGTTGCTCATGGTGTTATGTTTGTAAATGATAAATTTATTGACAACAATAAAATGAGAAAAACAATAATAGAAGATGAAGTAAAGATAGGTTCGGGAGCAGTCATTCTTCCAGTAAAAATCGGCAAAGGGGCAGTGATAGGTGCAGGATCCATAGTTACCAAAAACATCCCCGAAAATGCAGTTGTGAGCGGAAACCCTGCTGAATTTAAGTACAGGAGAGGCAATTGACTAGAATAGAACTTTCAAATTATGTTAAAGTTTTAAAAGAAAAGACCAACATTGAACCTAGGGTTCTTTTTGAGGCCGGCTCTAAAACTGGTGACGATGCTCTGTGGCTAGCACAAAATTTATCTATACCGAACGAAGGGGTGTTCGTCGTAGAGCCACACTCTAAGTTTTTTTCAGACATAGTTGGAAAATATCCGCAGTTTACAGTTTTAAACTTGGCTATCTTTAATAAAGATGGCACAATGGTTTTTCATGAAGCAGATAATTTAGATGATGGCCGTTCTTCTCTGATGGATAGGGAGATTTATACAAAAGACTTTACTCGGAAAGAGATAAAAACAGTCAGAATGGATACCCTGATGAAAGAACTCGACATCGATACCGTGGATGCATTCAAATTAGATGTAGAAGGAGCCTCATACGAAGTTTTAGAAAGTTTTGGAGAGTGTATCGATGATTTGAAATCAGTTCAAATCGAAGCAGAATACAGCGAAGTGTGGAAAGGGCAAAAAACTTATGGTTCTATTGTCGATTTTATGATAGAGAACGAGTTTATGAATGTGTGGGAACATGACATCATAGGAATTCAGGTGGATTCCGTCTGGGTTAAAAAGGAGTTTTTAAAGTGAGAGTTGGTTCTGTTGTGTTATCAACATTTCAGGGGTTGGGAATTTTAGCTAAATCATTTTATGAAAACGGTATTTTAGACGAGGTTCTAATTAAACGTTCTGGCAGGATGGAAAATCATCCCCAATGGTTTGCAAATTCCCCGCTAATTGGCAATCCTTTGAATGATTTTGAAAAAAAGTTTTCAAAATCAGAACACCCAGCTGTCGTTGACTTTCTTTCTAAAATTGATGTTCTTTTGTTGTTCGAAATACCTTTTGTTGATGAACTGATCACCCTGGCAAAACAGATGGGTGTCAAGGTTGCACTAATGCCAATGTATGAATGCACTCCCTATCCTGTTTATGCCGACTTGTACATTTGCCCTTCAGTTTTGGACGAAGATTATTATAGAAACCTGTATCCTGATTCCAAAGTAGTTCAAATAAATGTACCTGTTGATGTTAAATGGCGGCTAAGAAAAAAAGCTGAAGTCTTTGTTCACAATGCAGGCAATGGAGGAACATATGGCAGAAATGGAACAAAGGAACTTTTAGAAGCGATGAAATATGTTAATTCCCCAATTAAGCTTATCCTCAGAACTCAAAAAGATGGCCTTTCGTCCGATGATTCCCGTATAGAAATAGTAACAGAAACTGTACCATTCGAAGAATTATGGAAAGAAGGGGACGCTTTTGTTTTCCCAGAAAAATTCAATGGCCTTTCTTTGCCACTGCAAGAAGCTTATGCCAGTGGTATGATGGTAATGGCGGGGGATCGCCGGCCAAATAATGTTTGGTTACCTAATGAGCCTTTGTTTCCAGTACATTCAGAGAAAGAGACTAGAATTGTTAATGTTAATTTCAAAATGTCAAAATTTGAACCAAGAGAAATAGCAAAAAAAATTGATAAATGGTATAATAAGGACATACAAAAATTTTCTTTAAAGGGGAAATCATGGGCTGAAGATAATTCTTGGGGCAACCTTCAGCCAATCTACATTGAAAGTTTGAGGAGTATAAAATGAGTAGAAATGAGAAAATAGAAAATTCTAAAGTTTGTGTAATTGGTGGAGCAGGTTTTCTTGGCTCACATTTGGTTGATCACCTAATTCAAGATAAAAAGTGTGAAGTATTGGTGCTTGACAATTTAATTACGGGCCTAACAAAATATGTCAATAAAGATGCTAAATTCAAGTGGTTTGATATTAGGGATGATGAAAATGATTTAGCAAAGATTCTAGAAAAAGAGGAAATAGAGTGGGTTTTTAATTATGCTGCGGAACCTTACATTCCAGAATGTTTTGAGCGCCCAATGCATTTTTTTGATATTAATGCAACGGCAGTCTTGAGAGTTTTAAATGCCAGCCAGAAAGCAGGAATTAGGGGCTTGCTACAGGTTTCTTCTGCGGAAATTTATGGAGACATGAAAGGAAAAATCACAGAAAAAGATCTTGTAATACCACACTCAACTTATGGTGTTTCGAAAATGGCTGCTGATGGATTGGTGCAGGTGCGCCGGAGAGAAGCAGGTGTTCCTGCTATAGCAATGCGCCAGTTTAACTGCGTCGGAGAGAGAGAAACACACGAATATGTTATACCTGAAATAATTCAACAACTAGCAAAATCAAATATGGTCCGTTTGGGAAATAATTCGTTTAGAGATTTTCAATATGCTGGAGACGCCGTAAGAATGGCAGTGGAATTGCTTGAAAAGGGAGAACTTGGAGAAGTCTACAACATGGGTAGTGAAAACGGAATTCAAATATACGATCTTGCTTACCTGATTGGCGATTTAATGGGCCACAAAGAAATAATTATTGAAACAGACGATTCACGTAAAAGACCGTGGGAAATTTGGCATCTTCAATCTGACAACACTAAGCTTTATTCTGTTATTGAAGCACGCCCCGAAGTTAATTTAAGGGATGCTTTGCAGAAAACTATTTCTTATTTTTGTGAAAATGGTAATAACTGGGATTTCTAATGAAGCCTGAATATATTAAACTTGAAGAAGAATATTGTAAATTTGTAGGAACTTCTGGGTGCGTGACCACGAATACAGGAACTGGCGCCCTGCATCTTGCACTCGAAGGCTTGAATTTAGAGCCGGGTGATGAAATTATAGTTCCTGAGTTTACCATGATAGCGTCTGCTTGGTCAGTTGTATATGCTGGACTAAAGCCCGTTTTTGTAGATTGTGATGAAGAGCTTCTTATTGATGCTAGCAAGATTGTCAATAAAATTACATCGCACACAAAAGCTATTATGGTTACCCACATATACGGCCGTGTATGTGACATGAGTTCTATAATGAATATAGCAAACAAATACGGCTTAAGAGTTATCGAAGATGCTTGTGAATCTCAAGGAGCTTTTTATGGTGGCGACGAAGGCTCCGCAACAATACCAAATAAAATGGTCGGTTCTTATGATATAGGTTGTTTTTCTTTTTACAGAAATAAGATTGTTTGTGCAGAAGAGGGGGGTGCGATCACAACAGACGACAAAGAATTGTTAAAAAGATGTGCAGATTTAAAAAGCATGTCTTTTGGTGAGAATCACGATTATCTTCATGGTAAAATTGGTTTCAACTACAGAATGACAGACGGGCAGGCAACAAAAGCACTAGAATCACTTAAAAATGTAGAGAAGAACAACAAAAAGAGAAAAAAGATAGAAAGGTGGTATAATAATTTTATACCAGATTATATAAAAATGCCTGATACTAGGAAAGTTGTTTGGGTATATGATATCAAAATACCTGACGAGAGAAAAGACGATTTGGTGAAATTTTTGAATAACCGCAATATTGCTGCAAGGCACAGCTTTAAGCCAATGTCTATGCAACCAACATTCAATTACAATTACAAACACCTAAATGCGTATAAAATGTCCAGAAAGGTATGTTATTTGCCAGTTTTTCCAGACCTAAGAGAGACAGATGTTGCTGATATTTGCAAACTAGTTAAGGAATTTTTATGAAAAAGACAATTGGAATAATTGGTTATGGTTTTGTAGGAAAAGCGGTTTCTCAATTGAAAGAAAAATATCCTGTAGAAATTTACGATCCATACGTGCCGCCATATGATAAAAGCTTAAAAGCTTTTCAACAAAACTATGTGTTTGTTTGTGTGCCCACACCGCTCAGCGCCGCCGGCAATTATGATTTGTCAGCACTAGAACAGACTGTTGCTAGGTGGAGAGAAAAGGGAGCAAAAGAGTCTATCTTGATAATTAAATCCACTATTTCGGTAGGTACGGTGAGGCGCCTGTGTGGCCATTTCGGAACAGACAGGATTTTACACAATCCAGAATTTTTAACACAAAAAACTGCGATGAAAGATTTTCTTAGTCCTTCTGAGATTATTGTTGGGGGCAGTAGAAAAGATTTATCAAAAAAACTTATTGATTTATATAAAAAGTTTTATCAGTTAAATCATCATGAGACGAAATATTATGCAATAGATGCAGAAATGGCCGAAATGGTTAAAACTGTTAGAAATTCATATTATGCCACAAAGGTAAGTTTTTTTAATGAAATTTATGAATTGTGCGAAAGTCAAAATATAGATTATAACAATTTTCGCAAAGTTCTTACTTCAGAAGGAGAACACCCATGGCTCGCGAAGCAACACACACAGGTTCCGGGTCCAGATGGCATGTTTGGTTTTGGCGGTGCATGTTTACCAAAAGACGCCAATGGATTAGCAGACTTCGCCCGCAAAATAGGTGTAGAGATGAAAGTGTTGGAAGCGGCAATTGCATCCAATAACAAAAGGAGAAAAAGAGATGATTGATAGCGGAATAAGGAGTGTTGTAAAATCATTGTCGTGGAGGGCAATCGCAACTGTTGTTCTGGGAACTGTCTCCTATCTTGCGACAAGAGACCCCATTCAGACATCTATAATCACTATAGTCTATCACATATTTCAAGTGGGGGTGTTCTTTCTGCACGAACGCATCTGGAATTATGTGGCTTGGGGCCGCACTAGTGGCTTATTTGTCCAAATGACAGGTCTTAGTGGAGCTGGCAAATCCACAATTGCCAAAAAAGTACAGAAAGGGCTTATTGGGAAAGGGTTTCGAGTAGAGGTCATTGACGGGGATGAATACCGCGAAGGGCTGTGTAGTGACCTTGGTTTTTCAAAGGAAGACAGGAACACCAATATTCGTAGGCTTGGCTTCGTGGGGAAAGTCCTCGCAAGGAACGATGTGATTACTATCATGTCCGCAATCAACCCATACGAGGAAATTAGGAAAGAGTTGAGAGAGCTATCCGGGAAAAGCAGGACCGTTTTTATTAATTGTGGTTTGGAAGAATTGAAGAAAAGGGACACAAAAGGACTATACAGGAAGGCCCTCCTGCCAGACGGAGACCCAGAAAAAATAAATAATTTTACAGGAATCTCCGACCCTTTTGATTCTCCTCTCGTATGCGACCTTACAATCAATACCGAAAAGGAAACAATAGAACAATCCGCCGCCAGGTTAGAGAAATTTATCTTGGAGAGCATATGAAAGAGGTAAAGACAGAGTTTAAGGAAAAAACAATAGCGATTGATTTTGATGGTGTCATACATAAATATTCGAAAGGGTTCCAGGGTCTTGAAAATGCTTATGACCCGCCCATGGCAGGAGCAAGGGAATCAATTCAAGATTTAATAAAAAAAGGATATCGTCTGATAATTGTATCGAGTCGCCCAGTTGATGTGATCAAGCAATGGCTAAAAAAAGAGAAAATGGACCATTTTTTTGATGATGTCACAAACACGAAACATCCCGCACGATATTATATTGATGATCATGCGATTCGCTTTGAAAAAGGCGACCCGAATGCATGGCCAGATACCTTAAAGCTTATAGATAAATTGGAGAGCGAATAATGAAGAGAGCAATGTTTATTGGCCGCTGGCAGCCCATGCACAACGGCCACAAATGGCTAATCAGCCAAAAATTAGATAAAGAAATCCCGGTTCTAATTTGTGTCAGAGATATTCCACCAGATGAAAAGAACCCCTTCACCACCGCACAAACAGTAGAGATGGTTGAGGATGTGTATAGCGAGAAAGATGTTGAAGTTATGGTGATACCTGACATTGAAAGTGTGAACTGGGGCCGTGGAGTTGGTTACGAAACAAACGAACATAAGCCACCCCCCAACGTAGGTTTTGTTTCAGCAACAAGTATTAGAGAATCTATAGCGAACGGAACAGACGAGTGGAAAGAGAATGTAGATGAAAAAATTCACGACAAAGTGATAAACTATTTGAAGGAGAACAATTAAAATGAAATTATCAGATCAAGCAGTCGGCGCAGTTATGATGGCACTTCAAAAGTGTCTTATGGAACAAACAGACATTGTTCCCATTTTAAAGGAGATGAACTTGGAAGCAAAAAAAGTTCAAGGAAGCGAAGAGCTGGTTGTTGACAACCCACCAGTTGTTCAGGCAGATTTAGAGCAGTTACAACAGGAGTAGAACATGCCTAGGTATTCATACAGGTGTGATAAGTGCGAGTGCATAATGGATGTCACTCACCCCATGAAGGAAAGATATACAGATTGTTCGGAATGTGAAGCCGAGGGCTCGTTGACGAGAGTGCCATCGACTTTCTTTTCCGAATCAATAATATCTGAGAACAGGGAGAACATCAAGCCTGGTGAAAAGGTAAAAGAATACATCGAAGAAGTTAGAGAAGAGATCAGAACAGAGAAACAAAGACTAAGAGAAAGGAAACACGAATGATAAATTATTATTTTATAGTAGCTTTGAGTATGTCCGGAGTATTGAACATATTTCTTTTTTGGTATACATGGAAAGCACTTAAAAAATTATTGTTTGTTTCTGACAACATAGGTTATCTGCATGAAGCTATGACCGGGTTCTCAGAACATTTGACCAATATTCATGAACTAGAGATGTTTTATGGTGACGAAACACTAAAATCACTGATAGAGCATTCAAAAGGATTCAAAAAGATAATCAATGAGTTTGAAGATATTCATGCTTTGACGGATATCCAAGAAGAATATATTGACGATAATGATGGCATCCTTTCTCTCCCAATAGACATTACACAGGGAGATATATATGGGAGCGACCCAGCCGAAGAGAAAATTGACACCAGTGAGAAAAAGGAAGCCAAAGGGGAAGCTGTATTTCACGCAGCTTCATGAGGATGCTATAGTCGAATATGCTAGGAAGGAAACAGAACTTTTAAGAAGGCAAGAGCTTTATACCAAGTACATTGGTCCAACATTCAACGAAATGGTTGACAAGATAGTGTTCACTTACAAGTTCACATCGTTGCCAAATATTGACGATCTGAGATCTGAGTGCAAGGTATTCTTAACCACCGTACTTGGAAAGTTTGACCCTGCCAAGGGCTCGAAAGCATTTTCATATTTCAGTGTCATTACTAAAAATTGGTTTATACACAAGGTAAAGAAGAACTCCCTACAAATGAAAAGGGAAGTTTATTATGATGACATGTCAAAGGATTCGGAATTCTTTCATATGTCTGTGGAAAATGATTACGAAGAAAAGAGAGAGAAGCACGAATTCTGGCAGGATATGTGGCAAGAGATGGGTAAGTGGGATGCCCAAGATCTAAAAGACAACGAAAGGAAAGTATTAGAAGCAATAAAGATACTGTTGGCAGACCCAGAGGCTATAGACATTTTTAACAAGAAGGCCATATATCTTTATATAAGAGAAATAACCGGTCTAAATACTAAGCAAGTTGTTAGTAATTTGAACAGAATAAGAAAGAAATACCATCTTTTTAAGAAAAAGTGGGTTCAAACATAAGATAACAAAATCTTTTAGAAATCTAATTACAGGTATGAAAGAACTAGAAGACTATCTTGTTGAAGCCGTAGGCAACATAAGAAATGATAGAAAATTAGCCACTCAATTACTTGAAGATGTGGCTAAGTATATTGGCGGTAGCGAAGAGCGGCACAAAGATGTCGGTGTCGTTGCCGCCAAATATATGGAAACCCTACAAAGATCCAACGAACAATTAGTTAAGATTGTCGGCCTAATGGAAAAAGCCAATAGGGGCAGTGAAGGTTTGTCCGAAGAGGATAAAGATGACTTGTTTGATTTTATCGAGAGTGAGAAAAATAAAGATAAAGAGGAAAACAAATAATGTCTAATACCGAAAAGTCTTTGGAGAAAAGCCTTGGCAAAGATGTTATACAAGGCCCCAGCGCCCAAAGAAAGTATTATGCTTCCGGTGAGCTGAATGCCGAAAAGGCAATTCGGGATGGTAAAACTTTGGATCCGGGGAACAATAGTGGGCTGCAATTACTAGCAGGCATAGCCGAAGAGAGAGCTAATCCAAGCTTTATAGATCCAGCTAGTTTTTATGGAAAATGGAAGGCAATTGTTTTGAGAGTAGAGCCGCCAGCACTGACAGCACAAAGTACAGAAATGCAATTGAATATGGGAAACACTACACTTCCGCTGACTAGGATAAAAGCACGAATACCAGAGATGGATGGTTTTTTGCCAGATCCTTTGTTCTATGGGAAAGGCGGCGGTACTGAAACAATAAATGTTCATAGGACATTTGAGGCAGCGAATACAGAGACGAGAGAGCCAGCAGTTGGAGACATCGTGTGGGTCGAGGTTACAAATTTAGATGATTTCGATTCTGCCGGAACTTATACAGATGTTGTTTTCCACACACCAGTTGATGGTGGGGCTGTTGGTGCTGACGACAAAACGGGCTCGAAAGCTTTCGATAAGGGAAACAAATTAAATGCCGCAGCTGCTACTGGCGATGGTATTGCCGGCCTTGGACCAGTTGGGATGACTGGGCAGACACCAACTCCGCTTCAGGAACAACTTGATCTTCTCCCTCCTGTCCCTGGCATCAATCCGCCGATTAGTAATAAACAGATGGCTTATGAAGGTAAAGGTGAAGGCTCCCCAATGGGTCCAATTATGTACAACAATAACCAATTCGGACCCAGAGGGCGACGGTGGCCATTCAGGAGAAACAAGCTTCCAGGATACAGGGAGCTTGGGGAGGTTGAGCTGACAAAGTGGACAAATCTAGGTCGGGGAACTTATTCTCGTGCCAGGAAAGACGGACAAGGAGACCAGAAGGATGTTGTTGCCGCAGCGTACCCCTATTTAAAACTATTTTCTAAAGCTCTCAACGAAGAATTTGGGGTGACACTGAGAGTGAATAGTGGCTTTAGGACAATGGCAGAACAAGAGAGGTTATTTAACAGATATCTTAGGCAAGTTGAGCAGTGGAAGAGGAGGAATAAAGACAAGACGAAAAAATTTCTCTGGAAAGGCGACAATAAATATTATTCAGGAAAGAGTTGGGGGTGGAAAACAGTAGAAGAAGAAGGGAAGCCGCCAAGAGAGGTGGAAAAGAGACCACCACCGGCTGCTTATCCTGGCAGATCAAACCACCAGAGCGGTAGAGCATACGACTTAAAATATTATGATAAACGAGGCCGCCCCAAGAAACTATACAAGGGGACAAGAATATTTAACTGGATGATTAAAAATGGACCTAAATATGGATTTAGTTGGGGTGAGGTAAAAAGCGAGCCGTGGCATTGGTCATTTGATATCAACAAAGCTCCACCAATAGCGGAGTCGTTCACTGAACCAAATAGTGTTTCTGATGATATTGGTCAGACACCTATTGACGGTGATGTTGACTTGCCACCGATGGACAACGAACAATCAGTTGAGAGCCCATGCGAAGAAGGCCAAAATCCAATTCAACTGCAAGACGGAACTATTGAGTGTATATAAGGAGTTAATATGTCTGGAATAAAACCAAACAAAGGTAAAGAAGGTCTCGGTGATTTTTCGATTTCGCAAGATAGGAATGATGGGGTTCCCGATGCGATAAGGGCAGATAGTTTAGGGGTTGGGGGAGATCACTTATTAGAAGCTGGTGGTGCTATATCGTTCCAAAAACTTCCAAGTGAAAAAGTGGTCGTTGGGGCAAACAATTCCTGGATTGTCTTGGGCAGAGATCGTCCAGGCAAAGAATTCAGCGGCTACGGTGGTCTAAGTGACCATGGTGCTGGCTCGATTGACATCGTAGTCGGAAGAATGGGGCCAAGACCACAATGTGGTGTTTGGGTCGCTCCTGACTTCTTTCAGGATGCTGCCAGAATACACATCAGCCAAAAGACAGATATAGATGAAAACTTTGGTTTGGCTACTGGGAGAGTTGGGGCTTCTTTTGCTCGCTCTGGCATAGGTATCAAAGCAGACGAGGTTAGAGTTGTGGCGAGAGAAGGAATAAAACTGGTCACCGGAACTGACTTTGAAAATTCCCAAGGCGGGGTTACAGACTTGCAGCTAGGGGTAGATATTATAGCGAATAATGATGATACTGAATTACAGCCAATGGTGAAAGGAGATAATCTGGTTTTTGCTCTACACTATATGGTTGATTTGATTGATGAGACTTTGTCAATAATGACATCTATTCTCAAATCACAAATGGAATTTAACTCTAAAGTTAGCAGTCACTATCATGACGTGACATATTTCTGGAGCACACCAACATCAACTAGCGGAACATCAATCGGAGCCGGCGCAACTGCGATGACAACACAAATGCAAGACGGCATCAGCTCTCTTCAATTTATGAAGTCAAATATAGCAAATTTTTATCCTCAATATTTGAGAGATAATCCGCAACTAATTTCAAATCGAGAAAATCAATTACCACCAGGTACTGATAAATACATACTGAGCAAATACAATAATGTCAATTAGGCAAAATCAATAAATGGTAGAAGAAAACGACAACATAGAATTGCCACCAGGCGACGATGACGAAGAATCACCTCTTCACGATGATACTTTTCACCAAGGAGAAGACGAAGAAGATATTATTATAGAAGACGAAGAATCGCCCCTTCGTGACGATACCTTTCACCAAGGCGAAAAACAGAGATTAGATAGCTATGGGCGAGAGATAGAGGAAAGCCAAGGCGAAAAAAGAAGCTTCGTTATAAACCTTTTTAAGTTAAAAGAAAATTTAGATTTAGTATCACAACTTTTAACAAAATACGATAAAGACTTTAAGGAATCTGGAAAAAGTGCAACAGGTTTAGATTTTCTTCGTCTCGCTTCGGAGATTAAACAATTCCAGTCTGGGTTTGATCGATCTCTCAGAAGAGGGGTAGCATCGGTAAAGAGGAACAGAGATGAAGGGAAAGACTTGTTTGGGAATGAATTCAAAACATCTAACGGCAAACCAAGTTACAACAGAGCACAAATAATACACAGTAACGATTATATTATATTTTCAGTAAGGATGTATGACACGGGAGACAGAGAAGTAGAGAGTTTCTTACAGTCGTCCAATGCATATGTATTGACTGGCGAAGACATGTTGAATTTTAACGGTGGTATTGTTAATGATCCTACCATAATGAACTTGGTTGCCAACTTGGACGAAATAGCAGAGCAAATAACCTTTTCAGGCTTGTTGCCCCAGAGCGGGCCACTTTCTTTACAGTGCGGGGGAAGAAATGCTTTTAGCGATATAGCATCTGGCCCAGGCTTATCAAATGCTGAAAAGCTTGGAGATGCCGCAGCAGACTTTGTTACTTCTACTGCCACCATAGAAGATTTGACATGGGAAGGTTTTACTAAAAAATATATTTATCCAACCGTAGATATCGAACCGGCTAAATCCAAGAAGATGACATCTGGCGATGCTGCTGCTTTCCTAAAATCGCTAGAGAAGAAATTAAAGAATGTACGAACAGAAGCAGAAAGAGCCCGTGATCGTGACAAGTATGGTGCTGGTTTCAAATTGGCAATAAGCTCAGCCCGAGAAAAAGGATTTGAGTTTACAAACAGTTCACACAAACTGTTGTCAAACGAGGCAAAGGAAGAACTAAAAAATAGCTTGAATAGCTTTAGAGACGGGTTTACAGAGGTTTTGGATCGTGTGTCTCTCGGGTGCTTGCTAAAATCAGCAGCAGAATGTTTACTTCCGGCACTGAGTTGCCGCGACATACTTAGGGGAGTCAGGTTTGCCAACTTACCGAATCGCTTAAGTGCTGCTTTTCCCAACCAACCAAGGCTCGTTGAGAAGATAAATAAAGAACTTTGCAAAATAGAAGATCCAGACGGAAACATAGATCTTGTTCTTGATACCATAGAAAAATTTGTGGATCTAGAAGTTCTTTGTGATGTTGGTAACTGGGCACTTGGCGGCGGTGGTGGCTTTGACTTGCCTCCGTTTTCTCTTCCGAGATTTGACATAATGGACTTGTTCGGCTCTCTTCGAATATCTATTGACCAGGCAGTTTTGGAGTTTTTAAACGAAGCCATCATACAGATGATTTTGGGCATATTAGAAGACCTGGCATCTTGTGACAATTTGGATGCTTTGGTATCTGGTGTCATTGACGGGGAAATAGGTACTGATGCTGGTGTGGCTGGAGATGTAGCAAACCTATTTATTAAGGGCGAAGATTTTCAACCAGGGGAAAGTTCCATCGCTACTAGCCTTGGAAATAGGTGGGAAGAATTTGAAACAAGAGCAGAGCCCATGTTTGCTAGGCTTATAAAACTAGAACAATCTTCAGAATTCAATGCTCTTGGCGGAGCACTAGAGGCCAAGCAGGACTTCACCGCTAGGCCACTACAGACTGTTTTTCCTCGTAAAACCCAAAAAGCCAAAACAGCATCTGAACTGCTGGATGACGCTGTAGACCAATCTGCTGAAATATCTTTGGACACTAGAGAGCTAATAAAGTTTGACGGAGAAGGGAAAGAAGTATATGAATCTGCGGTTGATCAATTTGGGAAATACACTTTGTCTTCTGATGGAAAGCGATTCGTGTTTGAAAGACAAACTGATGATACTTTAATTGTTGAGTCTGTACCAGCAACCCCAGCAGGAGTTGCTTCTACGGTTCCAGTACCTGGTGGTCAGGCACCTGGCGCTAGGCCCGGCTGCCCAGACGTTCCAGAGCCAGAAATAGAACTAGCACTACCATCAAAAAAAGAAATGCAACTCGCCCAAGCAGTTGCCATGAAAGAGGGTGTTTATAACCAATTGGCACAGAGATCTGGGACGAAAAGCGCAAGAGCAGGAATCAAAGATTTTTCTAAGCTGTTGGACGATGTTACTGTTCTCTTTGCACCTAGAGAGGTGTTGAGATTGTTATCCGGAGAAGCAGATGAAGCACTCTGTAAAGAAGTCCAGAACTTTGCGAATATCAAACATCCTGGGCTGAAGTTTATGAAGAGCCCAATGAAGATTTGTCAGATGTTTGATACTCTTGGGAAAATAACTGGCCTTGACAAACTGCAAGATGATATATTGCTTGCGTCAGCTGGGGCAACAATAAAAGAAGTTAAAATCCCTTGTGCCCCTGGCGACGATCCGGCAGAGAACTTACGAGAAAAAATTCTTGAAGATGGTGGCCTTCCACCGGAAGAAATAAAAAAGAAGTTAGACGACATTAGAGACAAAAAGAGAGACAGATATAACGAAATAGCAGACACCATAGCGAACTTACAAGATCCAACAATATCTCTAGAAGAAGCATTGGCACCTCTTGCTTGTGGCCTAGACCCATCCACTAGGGAGATGCCTCCATTGGTTGATAATATGCTGGACCTCACAATCGACACTTACTTACAGCCTGTCCAGATATCATTTAATGAAGAGGTTGATGTATATACAGAAGCGATAACAGAACAAAAGATGGAGACAATTGAGGTTCCCCCCACTCTTGGCTCCAGTCCCACCACCACACCCACTGGCGGATCCCCGCCCTCCCTTACTAGTTTTGAGGATATCGGACAGCTACTGATTCAGCTTGGCGGCGGCGGAGCTGACGAAGTATTTGGCGATGAAGAACGTGGCGATATGATGAACCCCCGCTGGGCAAAAATGATAAACGAGGGCTTTGTACCGGCCAATGGCACACCCGATGATCCGCTCGGCCCATATACTGAGGCTTCGATGGAAGGGTGGTCAGGCACCGGCCCACGAAGTAACTTCGGCCCAGATTCAGGGTGGCCAACAGTGAAAGAGCCCACAAGTGTAATCGGAGAATCTTTGAAAGAAGGTTTAGCCAAATTTAAAATTCCTGATAATAATGGAGAAGCAATATTCTTAGCCGGCAGCATGGGCGGGAGCACCAATTTCAGTAGCTTACTAGGAAGCGGTGATATCAACCTGGGTTTGAGTGGTTTTTTTCCCAATTCCGATTCTAACGATCCTGAATCTACACGGGAAGTGAACTTAAACACTTTCGTTATGAAGTACATTCCAGATAATAATGGTGAGACTGAACTTGATATAGTAACAAATGGTTCGTCTAAAATGTTTCGACCTATACCTGGCAGGGATTCTTCTACTCTTTTTACGTTGAGGAAAACATACGAAAAAGACAAACAAATACAAAATATTTTAGATAACGAATTCAACGGTTCAAATTCTAGAGCTGAAACTTTCGCTGGTCTTATAATAAATAGGTTAAAAGGTGGTTTTGCGAATCAAGGCGATCCTGGAGAGGAATATAATGATTTCTTCCAAGGCAAACACAAAGACTTGGTTTCTGGAAGTGTCGAGGTCAAAGCCGCGAAGGTGATAGGCAACCGTCTCCTGGAAACACCGGCCTCTATAAATTCAACAACAAGCATGCCAGCACCGTCTGAGAGCAGCCCCTCGCAAAAGAATGCTATTGTTAGCATAGTAGATTTTGCTGCCTCTGCCTCTCCTGCCCAAAAGGCTTGTGGTCAAAATCCGAACTTAATGGCTCTTGATGATTTAAAATTTACGATGAAGGAAGAATTTTCCAGATCTAGTTGCGAAGACAGGAGGCCAGTTGGAGACGGCACAACTGAACAAAGAGGACCAGTAGTTAGTGCTGCTATCATTGGTGCCGTTATGGGAACGATTAGGCTCTTTATGGTAGACCAAGTTCTTCGTGCATTGTTTGTTTATGACGAGTTTAGGTATTCTGAAAATCTTTTTGTTGAAGACGATCTTTTGATGGACTTTACGATTGAGAGAATGAAAATTAGTATAAAATCTCAAGAAAAGAATGACAACTATTATAGGATATTCTTGAAAGAGTCAATACTGACATACAACAGGAGAATAAAAAAGGGCGATGTTAATCTTAAGGGCGATTTGATACCCTTTGAGAGAAAAGTGAACAAAGGGGAAATAAAAAAGAAAGTTAGTGGTGAAACACTTGAAATGAAAGAAGAGAGATATCTTTCTTCTTTGTCACTAGTGGACTTGGAAGACCTTGCAACAGCGGCACTTAAAGAATTGTCAAAAGAACAGATGAGATCAGTTCTTAAGAAATTTTCTTTTATACTTGGTGGAAGGCAGCCGGTGAATTTCAAAAGAGAACTCTTAAAAGAAACACCAATAGTTGAAATAAAGGATGAAGAAACTCCTGATAGATTTGACGGTATATTCGCAGAAGGCATTCCAGAAGGCGGCAAATTCATATTGGAGAAATATATCAGATCGGCAAAAGATCCATCCTCAGTTGAGGGTGTTGGTATTGTTGAAGTTAACGACAAGATCAACTCATTGGCGGAGTGGGATAGATTTATTCAGCAACAATCAGAAGAAAATTCTGAGATGAATATAAAAGACAACTTTAATGGTTTGTGGAAATACGGAATGAGGTTGACATACATACCATATATTGAACCAGACAATGTTCCTGATTTTTCTAGCAAAGTCGATCTGGACAAGGCAGATACTTTTAAGACATACCATGAAAAATTAGAAAATGGAAACATCATAACACCAATACCCATAACTACTGTGGAAATACCAATACAAGAGTTTGAGAAAATAGAAGATTCTCTAGGAAGGGTGTCCTCTCTATATAATTCGAAATACGAAGACATCTTGTTAAGTCTGATGGTGGAAGACCAATATTTTAAATTAATATTTGATTACTGCTTGTCAGCCAAGGAGAGTGCAGCACTTCTTACAATATACACCACCATGGTGCTAAACAGCATGGAAATGGACAAGTTATTTGTTGAGACAAAGGGTAGATTGAAAAGTTTGCTTCTGGATGTTCTTGAATCAACGAACGCACTTAAAAAACCAGATCAAAGATTTGAGACAGACACATCAACAGAGTTACAGAATGCTCAGAGATCTGCAGGGCAAGAAAGCCCAGGAATGGGCCTTAAAGTCTTAAAAATAATATTAAACACCCCGATATGGATAATGAAAGGTGTTGCCGAAATGATAGATCCGAATGTCTTTATCACATCAAAGGTTCAAGCTGCCGGGAAAGCTGGGTACTTGATACCTAGGTTACAACTTAAGCCAGGCTGGAACAGGGCACCAAAACTGGACGGAGACGGAAACCCAATAGAGGGTGGAGGCTGTGACTTTGTTCCGACTGCACCAACCACCCCAGGCAAATATAAAACACTAGAGGCTGCCATCGCAGACGAGCCACAAATAGAAGATTTTGAAGGAAAACTCCTGGGTGTAATAGAACCAAAGCCAAGCGATCTCCGCATCGCCGCAATTCCGGACCAAGATGATGGCCCAGAAGCTTTAGGAAAAACAGATATTGTAAAACTAGCCACTGAAGCCTCCGTTGAAGTAATGAAGCAACTAACATTGTTGTTCGTTGCGACAACAGATCCATTGGGTGGCCTTGCTGCCGCCCTTGCGATCACCCTCCAGCCTGATATACCAATCTCTAAAAACCCAGCCTTGGCACTCCAACAACTGGAAAGCGGTTATTTAGGGCCAGGTCTTCCGTTTGCTGTAACTAATAAGATAGTGACTGCTGAAAATGCAAACTCTTTTTTTTCGAGCATCGTATCTAACGTGGGTATCCCCGGAGAAATACCAGAAATAAAAAACACAGCAAGAGATACAATAATAGAGGAATTGGATGGAACAGAGATCTCTGTGGTCTCCCTCTTGGAATCCTTGGGGCCTGTTTTTGCATCTCTTGGAATAAGTCAGTCAGCCATCGACACTGTTGTAACCCTCATCGAGCAGCCCTTGAACGTTGCCGGCAATCCTTCGGTGACACTAAACAGGGACATAATAGAATATCTTTTGGATCTTCTTGATCCAGGCCCTTCAGCACCAGTTTTCCCAGGCCACAAAGTAGACATTCCGTTGAACTTCTTGACTTGGGTTGTACCAATCTTTAGACCATATAATCTTTACCTAGGCCCAGGTCAGATTCTTTGGATTGGAATGGCATTTTTGCTTAACGAGGCCGCCCTTTATAATCTACCAAAAGCGAAGGAAGAAGCAAAATACAAGATAATTCCCCCAGAGATAGATTTCAACCCATCTTCTGCTAGTGAAGTAGAGTGTTCTCCGGGAGAAGATGACAATGGCAATCTTTCACCAGGTACAGCTAAAAACTGTTCTGAAACCTAACAAAAAGAATGTCGCTTGATATTTATAGTGTAGGAGAATACGAACAATGCCGGGATTAGCTCCATTAACACCTTTATCACTTGGTGGCCCATACGGTTACACTCTGGTAAACGATATACCCGCTCTAGTAAAGCAGAACTTGAAGATGTTGTTGTTGACAGCGCCCGGCGAAAGGATGATGGATCCTAACTTTGGGGTTGGCCTGAGAAACTATCTATTTGAGCAAAAATCGGAATCAGTATATGCAGACATTACATCCAACATTGGACAGCAGGTATCAACATATATGCCATTTATAAATTTGGTTGATGTTTTGATAGAGGATTTGAGAGATGAATCTTCCATCAGTGAGAATTCTGTCACACTGCGTGTTGTATATTCCATCCCGGCGATTGAAACACAAGATCAAGTTGATGTTAGTTTGAAATAAAAGAGGAATCTACAACAGATGGCAATAAAAAAGAATGTACCAATAAAATATACTAGCAGAGATTATGCCAGCATACGAGAAGATTTGATTCAGCATGCTAAAAGGTATTATCCAGATACCTTTAAGGACTTTAACGAAGCAGGCTTCGGATCTTTGATGCTTGACACCGTTTCTTATGTTGGGGATGTGATGTCTTTCTATCTGGATTACCAAGCTAATGAATCTTTTTTGAGCACAGCAACAGAATTTCAAAATGTTATAAAACTTGGACAACAGCTTGGCTATCGGTTCAAAGAAAACCCTTCATCTCACGGTGTCTGTACTTTCTTTGTTCTTGTGCCTGCCAATGAAACGGGAACAGGCCCAGATGCCAGATATATTCCAATACTCAAGAGAGGCTCTCTGTTATCCTCTACGGATGGAAATAGCTTTTTGTTAGATGACGATGTGTTCTTTTCAGACCCAAGCAATGAAATAGTTGTTGGTAGGGCAGATGACGACACTGGTGTTCCGACAGCATATGCTATAAGAGCGTATGGGAAGATAGTTTCAGGAAAATTTGAACAAGTTCTTATACCAGTTGGTGAGTTTAAAAGATTTTTGAATACGAGAGTTAATTTATCCAATGTTACTGAGGTGATATCTGTATTTGACACCGAAGGGCACGAATACTTTGAAGTAAGTTATTTGTCACAGGATGTTGTTTACAGGCCGGTTACAAACCGCACATTAACAACGAATGATCAAGCCTCAGCACTTCTTAAGCCATTTACGGTGCCTAGGAGATTTGTGGTTGTTCCTGCTGCTGGAGGTGGTATTGCTTTACAATTCGGTACGGGAGATCAAAACTCCACAACGACGACTGCAAATGTTGCGGATCCAAGTAATGTAACTTTGGAGATTTTCGGTAAAGACTATATTTCAGATACTTCTTTTGATCCAACAAACCTTGTAAAAACGGACAAGATGGGTGTTTCTCCTGTCAACACGACACTTAGGGTTGTTTGTAGGACGAACGACAGACTCAATGTTAATGCTGGTGCTGATAGCATTACAAATGTTGATTCCTCATTGTTTGAGTTTGACAATGAAGTTGATTTGAGTCCTGTCTTAACAAAATTTGTTAGGAATTCTCTGGAGTCAACAAACGAGGAGCCCGTCATTGGAGATACAACATTCCCATCAGTTGACGAACTTAAAATAAGGATAAACGATTCATTCGCCACTCAGAACCGGGCGGTGACAAAACAAGATTATCAAAGTTTGATATATTCAATGCCACCAAAGTTTGGAAGTGTTAAAAGGGTTAATATTATGAGAGATCCTGATTCGCTGAAGAGGAATTTAAATCTTTATGTTGTGGCGGAGAATCTTGACGGAAGTTTAACGATGCCAAACAGTGTTGTAAAAGAGAATTTAAAAATGTGGCTCAATGAAAATAGGATGATAAATGACACCATTGATATAATAGATGGCAAGATAGTGAATCTTGCTGTGGAATTTGTTGCTGTTGGTGATTTAGAGACGAACCGTTTTGATCTACTTGACAGTGCATTGATAAATCTGAGAAGAGGGCTATTGAGAGGGAGAGATCTTGGTGAGCCATTCTTTGTAACGGATATATACGATCTATTGAAAGAAGTTGATGGTATTATAGATGTATCTGATGTAAAGGTAACCACAAAGAATGGAAGCTTCTATTCGGATGTAAAATTTAATGTAAAAGACAACACATCAGCTGACGGAAGATATATAAAGTGCCCAGGAAATGTTGTTTTTGAACTTAAATTTCCAAACTCAGACATTAAAGGATCTATTGAATAATGGCTATAAAGAGATATACAGCAGATGCTGATACAACCATAACCAATGCCTACAAACCGAATCTAAGGACACGGGCAACAGATGCGAACATGGGGGAATCTGACATCCTAGAGACGTTCTCCATTTATGCTCAAGCATCTTCGTCTTCTTACGAGAAATCAAGGATATTAACGAAGTTCCCGATCAGTGAAATAATAAGTGACAGAGCAGCTGGATCTATACCTGCTAGTGGTAGTGTCAACTTCTTTATAAAATTATCAAACGCAAAACACAGTGAAGCCACCCCAGAAGACTTTACATTAAATGTTCTAGCCGTTTCGAAATCTTGGGATGAAGGTTATGGTTTGGATATGGAGTCTTATAAAGATTTGGGCACCGCTAACTGGATATCCGCATCTTGTCTTAATGGTACTGGAAGTGCTTGGGCCACCGAAGGCGGAGATTACCATACTTCCCCTGTATATGAATCTTTCTTTGGCTACGGCACAGAAGACCTAGAAGTTGACATAACACAGCTTGTTGAGGAGTGGATTGACGGAACTAAATCAAATTATGGTGTTGGGGTCCACCTCACTTCGAGCGATGAAGGTGCTGCTAGGTCTTTTTACACAAAGAGGTTTTTTGCTAGAGGGAGCGAGTTCTTCTTCAAACGTCCGTATATTGAGGCAAGGTATGACTCTACCATAAAAGACAGAAGAAACAGCTTTATCGTCAGTAGTTCGCTTTTGGAAGCAGAAGACAACGAGAACACTTTGTTCATATACAACAGAGTTAGAGGTCATTTAAAAAACATCCCCGGAGTTGGAACGGGTTCTATACATGTTAGTCTTTACTCTGGGTCTTATTTGCCGGTCGGCAATCCCCTCACTTTATCAAATGGGAATCAGTCGGTTGAGGGAGGGTTTTACGATACTGGGATATACACAGCATCGGTTGGTGTGTTCGTAGAATTCCCTTATGTCTATGATGTGTGGCATAACGACTTGCCAGACCCTGGTAGGGTAGAATACACAACCGGGAGTAGAATAAGTGTACTGGCTCATGATGCCTCAAACCAGGTAGACACTGCTGGATATGTATCTTCGATAACAAACCTTCAGAGATCTTACCGGAAAGGTGAAAATGTCAGATTCAGGACTTTCGCAAGATTTAAAGATTGGAATCCAACAATTTATACTGTATCAACAACCAACATCGAAAGTGAAATAATAGAAGATGCATATTATAAGATTTATAGAATTATAGATGGGTTTGAGGTTACTGGTTATGGCACAGGAAGTTTAAATCACACCAGACTATCATATGATCTAGAAGGGAATTACTTCGACTTTGATATGTCTATTCTCGAACCTGGGTATATGTATGCTATCAAACTGGCATATTTCCGTTCTGGGAAGTACGAAGAGCAACCAGAAACTTTTAAATTTAAAGTAAAACAATAGGTCTAACGTGGAATGTCGATAAAAAAGCTTTTTGGCGAGAAATCAAATAAGATCCTAACTGCGACAAGTTACGACGACTTGTCTAAGGAAGTTGAATCTAACAACTTTGTTAGTTCCAAGGCAAAAGAAGATAACAGGTTTGTACCAATAGTAGACTTCTCAAGACCCGAGAATTTTGCTAAATTTGGATCAGCAGAGAAGTATTACACAGATGCCATTAGGGGAATATATAATACATTTCCTTATGACGGCTCTTTATATGAAAAGCAGAATTGGCTCAATAGTGCTTCTTATATCGAGAACTACATTTTTGAAAACGAATACCCAAGATTCAATGGCTATATAAATATCGGGGATAGTTATGGATCTACTGGTTCAACTTCTGATGGATATGGAGAAGTAGCTGCTGCCAAAGAATATATTTTCTTCAAAGGTGGCCCAAACGAGGATCCGGAAAGGACAAAACTAACAAAAATATTTCCAGATTACGATGGTAAGGCAAACGTATATGACCCTGACGAAGATAGGGAAGCAAACCTCGTAATCAACGGAGCAGATGGGCTTACTTTAGAATTTTGGCTTAAGCGAAGTTCTTCTCTGGCACAAGAATCAGATAAACAAGTAATTTTTGATGTATGGAACAGTGCTTCTTTTGGGAGTTCTGATTATGGTAGATTTAGGGTTGAAGTACATCCTGGAACCTCCGGAGAGGAAAACCAGATTTATGTAGAATTGATGTCTGGAACTTCCGGCATATTTGAAACATCTTTGGGGCAGAATTTAACAGTAACTGGGTCTTCCTGGCACCACTATGCTGTATCAGCAGCTAACTCTGGAAGCGAACTGTCTCTCAGGCTAAGTGTTGATGGGGTAACGAACGACTCGTCAGTAACAGGCTCTTCTATCGGGTTGGTTACTGGATCTATGTTTGGCTATGTTGGTGCTCTTGGGACATCTGTTTCTGGGACACACGGAGATATAGGATGGGGTAAGTTATCTGGTTCGGTAGATGAAGTTCGATATTGGAAAAAGAAAAGAACAGACAAAGACATAGGCAGATATTGGTTTAGGGATGCTGGCGGCGGAACAAACACCGATGATGCTAATACCTCTTTGGGGGTTTATTACAAGTTTAATGAAGGTGTAATAGATACATCCAACACGAACCAGACAGATGCTGTTGTCCTGGATTATTCTGGTAGGCTATCAAACGGAAATTGGGTTGGCTATTCTGTCGGTGCAAGAACTACTGGCTCTGCCATGGTGGAGTCGAATGCTGCCACAAGCGAATACAAAGACCCTGTGATTTATTCTTTTAATCCAGAAGTAGTGTCATATACGAACAGCAAGACAGTAGCTGGTTCTGTATACGACACGACAAACAATGCTTCTATATATAATTCGTTGCCATCTTGGTTGACCTCGGAAGACGAAGAAGTAGGTGGTCGTGTCTTGCTGAATCTTGTTCAGATAATCGCTGGCTATTTTGATAATCTATATCTACAAATAGAAGCATTGCCGAGAATAAAAGACTTAAATTATTTTGCAGCAGAAAACAAACCATATCCGTTTGTTGGAAGAAGTTTGGACAACATGGGATTTATAGCCCCAGAGCTATTTTCAGACTCTTCTGTAATAGAAGCCCTCTCAGCAAGAGACGAAACCAGAGACTACGAAGATAGATTAAGTGATATAAAGAACTTAATATATCAGAATATCTACAACAATTTAACACATCTTTACAAATCAAAGGGAACGGAAAAATCCTTTACAAACCTTATAAGATGTTTTGGTGTTGATGATGAGCTGGTTAGGATCAACGCCTATTCGGATGGCATAACATACGAACTTAGGGACAATGTTAGATATACAAGTTATAAAAAGAAATATGCTGATTTCAACAATGTAGATAGGTTTGACTCCACTGTCTTTCAGCAAACCGCTAGCAACAATCCAAATAGCTTTTCCTATATATCTGGCTCTATAGACACTAGGCACATGGGAACGACAACGGAAGCTGAAGTTATCTTTCCCAAAAAGTTTAAGAAAGGAGACCCTTTCTATTTTGCTACGGACTTTGTTAGTGGATCTATTTTTGGCATGCATGAGCCACTCTATACGAGTTCAGACGACACAGCCTGGGCAACTACCGACAGGGGACACTTTTCTGTTTATGCTGTAAGAACAGAAGAAGAGTCTGATGATGTATATTTTAAATTAACATCTTCTTATATGGGTGTTGAGCTGACAAGTAGTGTTTACAAAGAAGTTTACAACAACGAGAAATGGAATTTTGCTGTAAGGGTAAGAGGGGCAGAATATCCATCTCCATCTGGTGTTACTGGGGCATTCTCGGCAACTGACGAATACCTAGTAGACTTTGTTGGTGTTAATGCTACTTTGGATGTGATAAGGAATGAGTTTTCTCTGAGTGCTAGTGTCAGCAAAACATTGGCAGAAAATCACTTATCCGCAAACAAGAGAATATATGTGGGGGCACATAGAGAGAACTTTACTGGCTCTGTTCAGGATTTAATACCAGCAGAAAACACAGAAGAAAAATCTGATTTCAAGATATCCTCTACTAGATATTGGTTAAATTATCTTTCTGATGACACGATAAAGAATCATGCAAAAGATGCATCGAGCTTCGGCTCAGAGAGCCCATATTGGAATGTAGGGTATGATGATGTGCGAGTTCCAGAGATAGCAACTCTAGCATTGCATTGGACATTTGATAATGTGACATCTTCAGATGCTGGAACGAATCCGATGATATTATTGGATGACGCTCAATTTACAGTAGAAGATGCTTCTTCCGGAAATATATCACAAGAAAACAGATATGGGTGGGTAGACGGGATAGTCAACAGACAACATCCGGGAGTAGGTGCTCTGTACCCGCCTTTTGATACTCAGGCCGTTGATGTAGAATATGTTTATGCTGCTCGCAAACAAATGCCAGAGACAATAAACAGCTCTGATATGGTTCAGGTGCTGAATCAGGAAGACGATGAGCTTTTCACCAAAGACACGAAGAGACCAATATCGTTTTTCTTCGCTGTTGAGAAGAGCATGTATCAAGTTATCTCCGATGAAATAATAAAATACTTTGCTACCATAAAAGATTTCAATTTACTTGTTGGAAAACCAGTTGAAAGGTACAGACAGAAGTACAAACATTTAGAAAAATTGCGGAACTTGTTCTTTGAGAAAGTTGGGAATGTTCCCGACTTTGAAAGGTTTACTGATTTTTATAAATGGTTTGATTCCTCTATGACAGAGATGATAAACGAACTGATCCCGGCATCAGCAAACTTCGCAGACAATATGAGAAATATGGTTGAAAGCCACATTTTAGAAAGAAACAAATATTGGACTAAATTCCCAACACTAGAACTCAAGAGTACACCCCCAGAAGGCGGCACTCACGGTATTAACGAATTAAAATATGATTGGCAACACGGTCATGCTCCACCGGGAACACTTGTTGATATAAACGAGGTAGAGAGTGAAAATTGCTTTTGGTGGAGAGAAAGAGCAGAAAGATCTGGAAGTTTGAACCCAGACAGGCAAGCGATACTTGATACAACTTTGCAGGTTCTTAATCGCAGATTCACAACTCCATACGATTTTGCGGTAGACACATCAAAGTTTGTTTTAGACCTAGAGGCTAAAGGTGGTGCGATTTCTATAATAAGAAAGACAACTTCGTTTGGTTCTGGAAACTCGCTACTAATTACAACAGGAAGCTTGGTAGAGCAAGATTGTAATGATTCTCGTGATTCTCATCACGGAAAAAACAAAGTGAAGCTAGGGTTCACAGTTGTAATAGAGGAATAAGATGTGTCTGAAGATCAAAGAAACATACAAGAAATACAGATACCGCCAGCAGATATAGAGAATGTTGATGTTGCGATATATAATTGGCTCAATGATGAAATGAACCTTTTCTCCACCACGAACAGGAGCTGGAAAAAAGTTCCTACATTGTGGGTGTCGGCAGAAAGAGCATTTCAGACAAAAAGAGACAAGGGGCTAAGAGATAAAGACGGTGCTCTTATCTTGCCGATTATAACAATAGAAAGAACCGGAATAACAAAAGACCCAGGGAAGAAGGGCATTTACTGGGGCAACATACCCCCCGCTAATGATGCTCGCGGCGGCTCTATAGAAATAACAAAGATTATAAACCAAGATAAGACATCTAATTTTGCTAATGCTGCATCGAAAAGAAAGACTGGACAACTAAACTTTGCGATGAAAGACCCAAACAAAAAAATAGTATATCAGACGGCATCTATCCCAATGCCTGTTTATATTGAAATGGATTATGCTATTAATGTGAGGACGGAGTATCAGCAGCAGATGAACGAAATCACACAAGCATTTATGTCCAAACCAGGAGGCATAAACAGAATTGAGATAAACAACAACGGCTATAAGTACGAAGGTTTCGTCCAGCCAGATTTCTCGCAAGAGAGCAACGTTGCCGATATGGGCGACGAAGAGCGAAGATACCAGACAATCATAACAGTTAAAGTCTTGGGGTATGTAATTGGAGAAGGTAACAATGAAAACAGGCCCGCAATCATTGTTCGCGAAAATGCCGTTGAAGTTAAATTTCCGAAAGAAAGTGTGATGGTTGGTGACGAATCCCCTTGGGATAAAATAAAGGGCTGCTGATAAAGAAACTTCTTTTGGGCTCTTGGACTACTACTTATTAGAGAAAATAGTGCGATTTTGAAGTAATTGCATACACCATATCACAAAAAACGAGGGCAAGCAATAATGGCAATAGATCAAACACAGAAATTCAGATTTGTTTCACCTGGTATCTTCATCGATGAAATTGACAGATCGCAATTACCAAAAATACCCGGAGCAATCGGCCCAGTAGTCATTGGCAGATCCGAAAGAGGCCCCGGCTTGACACCAGTTAAGCTGAACTCTTACTTGGATTTTGTGAACATATTCGGAAACCCACAAAGGGGAGTTGGTAGCAACGATGTCTGGAGAAACGGAAACAACACTGCTCCTACATATGGTGCTTATGCTGCACAAGCATATTTGAAGAACTCTGCACCCCTGACTTTCGTTCGTTTGCTCGGCGCTGAATCCCCCGATGCCTTTGCGAACGAAGGTGAGGCTGGATGGAAAACTAAAAACTTGGCCTTTGAATCAGACTCGCCTAGCACCAATGGTGGTGCTTATGGTTTGTTCTTAATCCCCTCTGGTACTTTTGCAGCAGACACCGCAGTTGATTGTCCTCTGGCAGCCGTCTTTTATGTTGGCGAAGGCAAGATGAGATTGGTTGGTAAAACCCCTGCCGGAAGAATTGTCTCTTCGTCTGCCGGCCAAGATGGTTGCGGAACCTTTGTCCGGACGATAGGTAGTGACTTTGAGCTTGAAGCAACTATCTTTAAAGCTGATGGTACTGACATAGAAAAGAGAACGACTTTTAACTTTAATGAAAACTCTCACAAGTATATCCGAAGAGTGTTCAACACGAACCCTACTCTTACAAACTCGGACATAACACCATCAGACGGACTCACGAACTATTGGCTTGGGGAAACTTTTGACAATTTCATCAAGAACAAGATCAATGCTAATCTAGATGCTGGCGAAGCATATGGTTGCTTAGTGCCGCTTCAACAAGGCTCATCAACTGCCTATGCCGATCAGAGACAGCCTGCTCAGGCAGCTGCTTCCGGTTGGGTAATCTCTCAAGATCTCAATACGGTTACTGCTTCTTTTGATCCTTCTGATATGACGAAGTTGTTCAAGTTCCATGCTCTTGGCGAAGGGGCTGGCGAATGGGAACAGAACAACATTAAGGTTTCCATTACAGATATAAAAACCTCAAACAACCCATTGGTTAACGAGTATGGAAGCTTTACTGTCTTAGTCAGGCAATTGGAAGATGATAAAGATGCATCTCCCGTCATACTAGAACAATATACTGAATGTGGCCTTAATCCCGCTGCAAATAACTATGTTGCCAATAAGATTGGTGACAAGTCTTTGGAATGGAGTGACTCTGAAAGAAGATATACCACTCTTGGAACTTATCCCAACAGCTCAAGATATATTAGGGTAGAGATGAATCCAGATATTGAAGTAGGTGGAGTTGATCCTAGGACTCTCCCCTTCGGTGCCTTTGGGCCTCTCAAGTTGAATACTGTACCGGTCGCTTCTGGTTCTAGTGTTGAGAGCGGAACTAGCTTTCTACAAGGTTCAGGAAGCTCTCCTGACTTTCCGACGACTGCGACAGGAAGTGGGTTTGACATAGATATTAGTTTCTCTGGCTCTTTCCTTTTTCCGGAAATCCCACTTGTTGCCACGGCATCAGAAACTGGGGTTCCTGATTTTAAGGATGCTTTCTATGGCATTGATGTAACTAAATCTGGTAGCTATTCTTTTGATGAGGGGTACAGAGATTATGTCAAAGTAAAACCAAAAACAGTAGATAATCATGCTGACGATGGAAGCACTGTCTATCAATGGGTGTTTACTCTTGATGATGTCATTGCCACAACTGGTTCTTCAGGCGACATAGACGATGCTTATTATCAAGCAAACTCCAGGCTCTCAGGAACTTCCATCAGTGCTAGTGGTTCTCTGAACTATGAGAGCACCCTTGATGCCGGCGTCACACAGTTTACTATTCCACTGTTCGGTGGTTCTGACGGGCTAGACCTAACAGAACAAGAGCCGTTCAGAAACTCTGGAACGAAGAGCAAAACAGAGAAGACAAGCTATGCTTACTACTCAATCAAGAGAGCGATTGATTCTGTCTCGGATCCGGAAGTGATTGAGATGAATATAGCTACTGTGCCTGGTGTCACTAATACGGGTCTAACAGACCACCTTATGAACACTTGCGAATCCAGGGCAGATGCTCTTGCGATTATTGACCCGGAAGGTGGCTACACTCCGGCATCGGAAGCAGCAACTACGGAAGCAGTAAGATCACGAACTGGTGTTGACGAAGTTGTATCAAACATACGGGATAGAGGATTAAACACTAGCTATGGCTGTGCTTACTATCCTTGGGTACAGATCAGAGATAGAACAACTAATTTTCCTCTCAATGTGCCACCTAGTGTTGTTGCCCTGGGCACCATGGCTAGTTCACAAGAGAGTACTGCGGTTTGGTTCGCTCCTGCTGGATTTAACCGAGGCGGATTGTCCGAAGGCTCCGCTGGTATCGCGGTGACAGATGTTAAAGATAGACTTACTGCCAAGAAGCGAGACAAGTTGTATGAACACAATATTAATCCGATTGCCTCATTCCCGTCAGAGGGTATTGTGATTTTCGGACAAAAAACTCTTCAGTCTACTCCTTCTGCTCTTGACAGAATTAATGTTAGAAGATTGTTGATTTTCTTGAAGAAGGGTATTTCCAATATCGCTTCTAGAATTTTGTTTGACCAGAATGTCCAAGTGACTTGGGATAGGTTCACGAGCCAGGTTAATCCATATTTAGATTCTGTTAAATCCGGACTAGGGTTGACTGACTATAAAGTCCTTCTTGATGAAACCACAACGACACCTGATTTGATTGATAGAAACATCTTGTATGCCAAGATTTTCCTGAAGCCAGCCCGTGCAATTGAGTTCATTGCTTTGGATTTCATAGTCACGAGAACCGGTGCTTCTTTCGACGATTAAAAAAAAGACATTACTATTTATTAGTAAATTTGGAGGATAATAAAAAATGGCAAATGATGTAACTAACTTTTGGACAACCCCCGGAGAAGATCCGAAAAGAGCATATAGGTTCTTGGTTACTTTCCCTAACATGCCTAATGGAGCTACTTGGTATGCTAAAAAGTGTTCCAAGCCATCTATGACAATAAGTGAGGCAGCCCATAAATACATTAATCACACTTTTTATTATCCTGGCAAAGTTGAGTGGGACAAAGTTACCGTCACATTGGTAGACCCTGTTTCGCCAGATGCTGCTAATAATCTGGCAGCGTTGTTAGAATCGGCTGGGTATGTTATCCCAGGAGATTATGCAGATACCACTACTATGTCAAAAGCAGCTGCCACTAGGATGTTAGGGGAGATTAAAATTCGTCAACTTGGATCCAGATCACCAAACGGTGGCAATATCCAGCCAGCTTTGGAAACCTGGACATTGAAAAATGCTTGGATCACTTCCGTTAAGTTTGGCGAGTTGGACTATGATTCAGATGATCTGACGAATATTGACCTTGAAATTCGATATGACTGGGCAGAATTAGAAACGTCAAACAAAGACATCACTTCCATCACAACAGCAGCAGACACGAATGCAGAACATGGTACACAGGCACCGAGCCCCAGTAATGCCAGATTTAAGCCCACCAGCCGCGACGCGGTAACCGATCCGGCTCTGGAATCATAAGATAAGACAAAATAAATATACGAGGTATTTATGACCGTAAGAAACAATGAAGAGCGATTGGGGGTTAAAGACACTGGTACTAACCCGCCAATCACTCAACCTGCTTCAAGTGAAGCATCTGTTCCGAACACTCCATTACAATTTTCAACACCAACAGAATTTGTTGATTTGCCATCAAAGGGTAAATATTATCCAAGTGGTCACCCACTTCACGGCAAAGACAGTGTTGAGATTCGTTTTATGACAGCGAAGGAAGAAGACATTCTAACATCAAAAACTCTTTTAAAGAAGGGCATAGCGATTGACAGAATGCTTCAGAATTTGGTTGTTGATAAATCTGTCCTTATAGACGATCTTCTCGTTGGAGACAAAAATGCTCTAATAGTTGCTGCTCGTGTATCTGGGTATGGAGCAGAATATGAAACCAGTGTAACTTGTCCTGCTTGCGGGACATCCTGTAAACACTCTTTTGATCTAAGCGACGGCTCCGTCCAAGGGGGAGAAGAAAATTTAGAAGATGTCGGCATGGGAGTGACGAAAACACCAGACAACACTTTCATAACAAGGTTGATAAAAACAGATGTGGAAGTGGAATTGAGGTTGCTTATTGGGAAAGATGAAAAAGCCCTAATGAAGACAGCCGAGAAGAGAAAGAAACACAAGCTACCAGAAAACAACTCAACAGAACAAACCAAGATGATATTGGTGTCTGTTGGGGGGCATACAGATGCAGCGACCATCAACTCTCTTGTTGATAATCTTCCGGCTCTTGATTCTAGACAGCTGAGAGAAGCATATCAAAAGATAACACCAAACATTGATTTAACACAGGAGTTCGTCTGTGGCACTTGCGATTACGAACAGGACATGGAGGTTCCTTTTACAACGGACTTTTTTTGGCCTAAGTGATGAATACATAAAAAATGTATATGAAGAATTTTTTCTAATGAAATATCATGGTGGGTGGAGCTTCATTGAGGCTTACAACCTTCCAGTGCTTATCAGAAGGTGGTTTTTGGAAAGATTAAGCGAGCAACTTGAAAAAGAAGCCGAATCTATGGAAAAAGCGTCCAAAGGCAAAAAGTAAAAAATAGGAACTATGCATTATAAAAGAGCCAATATTGGCTCTTTTATTTTGTTTTCAGTTGACTAATTAGAAGGTAAAGGTGAACCTTAAGGAGTGTTTTGCATGGAAAATACGGAAATAAAAGAAGACAAACTACAAGAAGTCACAATTGATCTGAATGCCGCCTCTAAAGGCAAGCTAGATGAAAGTTGGCTGACTATGTTTGGCTCTGGAATACAGATGATATTAAAGAAGATGTTTGGGGGCTCTACGATACCTGTCGCTGTCAAAGGGACAAGAACTCAGATAGATTCTTTTGCCAAAACCATTGGAAGAGAAAAGAAATATATGGATACATATCTCAAGCATGGTTTGGATAATCCACGAACATATAAGAGCAGATATAGACTTGATCAGGCGGTTAATAAATTTGAAAGAGCTACTGGTATAAAATGGCCTTTTAAATAAACAAAAAGGTTGTAGCATAGATGGCAAACACCACAAAGAAAACACCGTTTAGCATATACAGTTCTTCGGTTAACACAGGTTACGGCTCGGAGATATCCTCCAGCTTTATGCCTGGTGTTGATATTACTAATCTACACTCAGATGAATACGGTGATTCTCGTGATGCCCCTGCTCAAGGCCCATTTACAGAAAAGTATGTTGGTGGCAATCAACATAGACATGTTGCCTTAAACGATGGTGGCGATACTCCTGAAACCCGTCCAGAGTTGTTTCATTTATCAATGAGCCTTGGGGCTCTTGAGATATCTGGGATTGATACTTTGGACGTAAATCGACCAAGGGCATATTATCTTAGAGACGAACTCGCAAAGAGGCCCCTTAACATAAGGAATATCCAACAGACCACTGGCTCAACAATCATCGGGAATTATACTCACGATTATGAGTTTGTTCAGACTTCTGGAAGATTTGTAAACAACAGGGCATTCATAGAAAGTCAAGGTGAAGGGTTTGCTCAGTATGTTACAACACAGTTTATTACAGGGGCAAAAGACCCAAATAGAGCTTTACCAGACTTCGATCTAACCGGTTCAAACAAATTTGTATTTGTCAATCGTTTTAATGCCCCAGGAGGCCCTGATGTAAGCTCTAGGGGAGTTCTAGATACATACTCGGAAGAGTATGCCCCCAACAATGTAATGACAGTGAGGAACCACTCAGTTCGTTCTTTACTAAGAAGTGATTTAGCAAGACATACACCGAAGGCAACGACTCGAACTTCTGCTTATAAAGGTTATACAACTCCAACTGAATTTCACAACGACAATAGAAATCCAAAAGCAACGAAAAATTTGAGAGTGTATCAATTAGGCTTATCACCACAGGACTCAATTGAGGATTTGGTTGCGACCCCACCGTCGCCACATGGTGTTGCCATTGATGTGATTGCTGGGAAGATGTACTGGGTAGATGATAGCACCGATGAGATTCAGAGAGCAAACTTAGATGGCTCTAACCAAGAAGTGGTTCTTGTGCCTTCTGGCAACCCCACCATGTATGATGTTGCCATAGACACAACTGCTGGAAAAATGTATTGGACAGATTATACCACTCCAAGAATCCAACGAGCAAACTTAGATGGATCCGGTGAAGAAGACCTTGTTACAGCAGGGCTATCTACTCCATTTGGTATTGCTCTGGACACAGATGCTGGAAAAATGTATTGGACAGATTATACCACTCCAAAGATCCAACGAGCGAATTTAGACGGCTCCAGTGTAGAAGACCTTCCCACAGTAGTAGGTTCTCAGCCAAAAGGTATCGCTTTGGACGTGACTGCGGGAAAGATGTATTGGATAGAGAGAGTCGGCTCAAAAATCCGTCGTGCAAACCTAGATGGCAGTGACTCTGAAGACATTCTTTCAGATAGTGGTACAATTTCTTACCTTTTTCTTGATACGGTTGCTGAAAAGATATACTGGACAAATAATACATATGACAACATCAAAAGAGCAAATTTCGATGGAACGAGTGTAGAAAGCATTGTTAGCATTTCTGCTCCTAGTGAACTCACAGGCATTGCCCTTGACACTTCGGCTGGGAAAATATACTGGGCAGACAGGACAACTGACAAGATTCAACGAGCAAATATGCCAGATGTGAGTGAATATAAATCATTCGACAATGCACACGTAACTCACGAAATACCACAAGCAGATTTAAGATATGCTTGGATTCATGCTTCTGCCATCACAACAGAAGACCAATTACCAGGACACCAAAATAGTAGTTCTGTTCCTTATCGACCCTTTGATGATATTCAATATGTATCAAGCAGTGATTTTGTGTCGTTCGGGTTACAGGGTGATGTTGGGTATCCTAGTGGCTATGCAAAAGGAAGAAGATTCGGAAAGAGCAAGTCAGATGTTTATACTGGAGGTTCAACGGATACTAGCGGGGGGTTAGATCTTCTTACCAACACTATCTCTTCTATGACAGTAGTAGATATGTCACTGGATCCATATAGAGAAAAAATATATTATATTGATAGAGCCACCGCCACTAATTTTAAAATAAAAAGAATAGATTTTGATGGAATGAATGATGCGGTACTATATGAGACGGGATCTGAGATCACGGCATTAGAATTGGATATCCCAAATGAAAAAATTTATTTCTCAATTGCATATGACTCTGCGGCATCGCCTTCCGGTGCTGAAGTGTTTGAAATGCCATCAGCTGGAACTGCATCAGCTGCTTCCTCCTCTGTGGCTATTTTTGGAGATTATGATACATCTGAGATAAAGGCATTAACATATGATTCTATCGACGCGAGATTATATTATAATTTAAACAATGGAGCATCCGCCCTCTCCGCTGATGACTATATTAAATTTGGATATATTGATATATCTGATTCATCAAGAAACGATGTCTGGACTAATCCACCTGGATCAAGACATTTTGTAACTTCTATGGCTTTTGATTCGGCAGAGAAAAAGATATACTGGGCTCAGCACCACGACAGTTCTGGCTTTGCAGAGATGGGGATATATAAGACATCTAGACTTGATCTTCCAGAAATCACGGCATCTTTAATATTGTCAGTTGACGATGTTGGCTCTTCACCGAGGGAAGTCATTTCTGTATCTTTAGACAACTACCGCAATAAGGTGTATTTTACTGCAAGACAATCTTTGACTGGTGCCGAGATTCCAGAAATGTATCGTTGTGATAAAGATGGAAGCAACTTGGAATATGTCTTTACCGAATTATATTATGGACCAAATGTATCTGCCCCTTTATCGTATGGTGTACAGATAAATTCGTTTGAATATAACGCTGCTGATGACGGAATCTATTGGGCATCTAGATCTGGAAGTTCTGATGCCAGAATCGCCCGCTGGCGAGGTTTCCACGGACCTGGCACCCACACCGATCAAGTTTGGACTGACTTTGCTGGGATAAATTTCCATATCTATGAACCTGTAGATTTAACTCAGAATACGGCAGGACACACTGATTCAACTTTCGTTGCCGGCGACTCAGAACCAAATCAAAAGCCGAAGAATTTCGTAAAGACATTGATAGACAACCCTTCTTCCCCCGCTACAACACTTAGAGATGTAGAGCTTGACACCGTTAACAAAAAAATGTACTGGACTGACTCAAGTTTGCACACTATAGAGAGAGCAGACTTGGATGGTGGCAATAGAGAGATTTTATATAATACAACTATAGACGAATATGGTGTTGCCATACAAAGTCCATATGGACTTGCATTAGACATTGATGCTGGCTTTCTTTATTTTACCGATTTTGGTACACTGCAAAAGAGAGTGAGAAGGGGCAGCCTTGATGGTACTGCTCCCTTGCTGGTCTTGGCAGACAGCAACGACGGCTTGGGCCTTCCCGCTGGGATGAATATCGATGTGGCAAATTCAAGATTGTATTTTGTTGACAGTGTAGCTGATGTTATCTTTACCATGAGCACCGTGTCTGGAAGCGCAGTTACCACCCTCCTACAAACTGGAAAAAGCCCAAACTGTATTGCACTAGATACGGTTAACAACAAAATGTATTGGACAGACTCTGGCGACGGCACCGCCGTCGATGACCTTGATACAATACAGAGAGCAAATTTAGATGGCACTGGTGCGGAGGTATTGATAAATTTTCCCAATCCAACCGCTAACACTCCCCGTGGCATCGTCCTCGATGTGTCTGCCAATAAAATGTATTGGACAGACTCTAATATAGACAAAATCCAGCGAGCTAATCTAGATGGCACAAACATAGAAACATTGTTCGACAGTGAAGAGCCAGGCGATTTGCAAGACCCATCCGGCATAACAATAGATACCAGCACTGGTTTGTTGTACTGGTCTGATTTCGGTTCTTCGGAAGATAATATAAAAAGGTCTTATATACCAGAAGCTTTAATATTCGGAAATGCTAACGAAGCCGATCCCTCTGTATATAACGAAAGAGGCATTGTTCAGTATCTAAATGCTCACGGACCAGGACATACAATCGATTATAGAGTAGACGTTGACAATAGCGGGTCTGATATAGGCAGAACAGCCATCTTCAACTCACTTATGCTTCATCGCAACGGACCATATCAACACCCTTCTTGGAAGTCAATCAGAACTGGCGAGCACAAAGTTGCTCGTCAAATGAAAAAAGAAAATATCATTTCAGTTGAAGATCCAGCTGAAGCATTTACTGTTGTTGAGGGTAACACAAGATTGACAATAAACCCAAAAGGCAGCAATACATCAACAAACTTTACAGAGCCCCTAGTCAGCTCAAAGTATAAACCAGTCAAACACCTTTTCACTTTGAAAGGTGCTAAATCTAACACATCTGCTTATCAAGTGAAAAGCACATATGCTAATAACATATCTTATTTTGCGAACAAGGCATTGAATGCGAAATTAACTTTGCTTAAGTGTGGTGATCAAGCATATAATAGATTTCTGGACATGTATGATAGTGTCAATAGCACACTGGCAGAAGAAGAAAACCCAGTAAAAGATTTCATTTCTTTCAAATACAACGAAACAGTTTATCCAAAGGAAGAGAACACTTATTTGAACATAATTCGCACAAGAGATCAATATGCCGAGGTTGCTGGTTATGGTGTTAATGGTTACGACAAGCAGTATGGAACCCAAAGAACCTTTTGGAGAGACAATATTGCTGATAGGCAGAGAACACCAGAAGAGTTTTTGGATTCTTTGGGGCAGAAAACGATAGAACCTATATTCACAGCTTTACAATCTGTTAAGGCAGGTAGCTTAAATGTTCATGCTGGTGGTAGGTCCGTGTGGCCAATTGATGTTGCGTCAGATATAGAATTTGAAAGTTTAGTTGATTCTGTTCTTTTAAGTTCCTTTGGCTTCACAACAGATTTGGAAACATGGCCCTGGAAGACTTTAAGCTCTCAGGATTCTGGAGAACTAGTAAAAGGTAATTTTATTTTTAACCTTATGTATAGTGGAACCAACCCCCCCTTAGACAATAACGGGTTTTTTAGATTAATACAAAGAGAAAGGTGGTATAATTCTTGGACAGATGAGCTTGTTGGCGGATACAGCGGTAGAAATGCTCCTCTTGACTATTGTTATTTTCTTGGTGGCTATCAATCTGGATCTGGTGTTTCTGGTTCATCTGCTCCATACAATTCTACCTTAGATCACGGGTTAAACTATAAGATACAAGAAGAGTCTGGCAAAAAACCATGGTTTGATTCTTATGATGAGTATTCAAGTGATATTAGATATGCAGCAAAGGACTATTCTGTCATTCCCGAATTTAGAATATCTGATCAAATAGAGTATTATTTCGGACAGAACACAGGAAAGCATGTGGGGATAAGTAATAACAAGATTTTCAATTTGAAGGGTGCTAGTCTATCTTCCAGCGCCACAACAGAAACATCACCCTTTGATGAGGATTTCTTTAAGACATACCTTCATTCAGATATTTCGAAAGATTATGATAGGGTATCTTCAGACCACAAAGGATTGGCTTCTTTAGACAGGATCACCCTCAGATGCAAGGGAATCAAAAAGCTCCTTCCATATACAGGGTTCTATCCGCAAAACAGAACATTGCAAATGGCATCTCTCTTGTCGCAGTCTCTAATACCATATGTAGGCGGCAAGCAACTGGTGTTGGACGACACAACAAATTTCTATACAGATGTGGATACCGAGACACAGATAAAAGCGTCGGCAACACAGCCACTCTTTAGTCCAGGAATTTTATATAACACGATAAAGTCAGGGATAGCTGTTGATTGGCCTCTCTTCACCGGCTCCATAATGGAAGACGAATATAGTGTTGCGTCACTGGCGAATCCTATAAATCGGCTATTTCCATCGTCTACCCCGCCAGACACTTACGGGGAGTCGTTCCCCTGGCCCCACGAGGTATACGGTAGGGCCGCAAACTATAGATTACCGTTTGAGACGTTGGCTTCTTTGAAGCTCGGATTACCGCAAAGCTCCTCAAACGGAGAAGCGAAGATTTGGTATACCAATCACGAAGTTATACCTACTGGCTTGTCAGACCCATTGACTGTTGGTGTCACACCGAAGGAGGGGCTGAGAATATCTTTTATAGGGCTCGATGTCCCAGGCGGCAACGATAACACATATTCTATTCCGTATTTCGACTGGGATCACAAACAATCCCTTCCATTATTCGAAATGGCAATGAACAACTTTTTGGCAGAAACAGTAAATTTCTTTATCAAAGGAAAACAGCTACTCTCTCTTAGTTCCAAAACACAATCTGAGTGGCAAGTGTTACAAAAAGATCTACCATATTATATGGATGTAACTCTGAACAAAGTAGACTTGGATATGATAAGGGCATACCATTCGTCAAATCATCCACTTGATACTGATGTGTATTCAGAAGGCAGAAAGATGAATGGTAGATATTTCGGCCCACCAAGTATGAGAAAAGAAGCCGATGATCCTTCGTATGGGTCACCACCATACCCTACAGACGAATATGCATGGAACGATCCAGCCTATGCTCCGTATACTCCTCCATATTTTGAAGGAAAGGCAACAGCAAGAATAACATTTACTCCGTCAGAAACAAAACAACACACGATAGAAGAAATATTCTCTGGCTCAACTGTAACATATATAAATGCTGGCTTTGGTGGAGATTATTCTGGATCAATTGCTCATAGCGGAACCATGAAGCTAGATTCTTCTATTAACATCTTTGGAAGACGGACGATATTGGAAAGAAAGTATGAAGTAGCTGATGATCAAAGTATAGCAGATACACAAGGGGTCCAGTATGCAGCGGGTAATCTCAATTTGACATCAGGTCCAGCGGGAGAACCACCCTTAATAGCGAAAGAAATAGGAATAGATTTTAGCGGAGACAATGATGTGTGGACTATTTCTCCAAAATTCGAATGCCCTGTTCTTGACTTTCAGGGAGAATTAGAAGCACTAACGGGCAGAACTACTGGCAGCGGAGGACTGACAGATACTTCGTTGATACAGACGAGTGGCTTCGGTAGAGGAATGTGGGGCAATTACGGAACACAACCAACAGGTTCGCAAGGTATATTTTTAGGCGTGGAAGACCACCCCAAGCTTCACAATCCCAATGGCCCAATTCAGCCCACCACCATTCCGGGAGGCTCTTTATTATCAGCACTTGGTTTTAGTGCCGAGCAAAAGAGAATTGGAGAAGTAGCAGATACTAAACAGATTAGTGAAGCTATTGTTGCTATTCCCTTTGTCGATTATCCAGTAACGCAGGAAAATACAGATTTTGCTTTTACTAGAGAATATATCTGCAAGAATGTTATTGGCATTGACAGAGAGATTTTTGATATCCAGAAAGTCAATCTAGAGAAAGGAAGACCTGCCATTAGGGAAGGCGACTTCGGAAGCAACATTGCTGTTCAGTCTACATCAATAACAGACATGATAACAAAGATGAAGAAATACATCTTACCACCTCAACTTGACTTCGTTAAACTCAGTAGTGCCATTGATCCATTTGTTATGTATATAATGGAGTTTGAGCACACATTAGATAACGAAGATTTGTCAGATATCTGGCAAGGGGTTATGCCAAAGATCGCGATATCGGCAGAAAAAGATGAAGCAGTTGTTTCGCACAAAACTGGTAAATTTGAGTTCTTTGGCGACAAGGGGTTACCGACAGAACTTAGATGGATGGTGTTCAAGGTGAAGAGAAAGGCTGCAGATAATTATTTTAATTTGTTGCCAGAACTCAAAGACAAATCAATTAAACAAAACTTTAATTTTGATTATACTTATAACTGGCCATATGATCACTTTTCTTTGGTCGAATTGGCAAAAATAGAGGTAGAGACTGAATTCAATAACCACCTGGGATACGAGAACACACAGCAGGCAATGGCAACCAGCACTGGTGCCACAGCCAACCCCTCAAACATAGTCAACGCAGAGGGGGGGGCGAGCAAACTGAAGACGAATGTTCCCAATAGGGCGACTACAAAGAAAAAGAGATAATAAATGAATGACATTTTTAGATAAAAAAGAACAAGTTTTAGACATACAGCTTACTCAATATGGCAAATTTCTGCTGTCGCAGGGTAAGCTGAAACCCGTTTATTATAATTTTTTTGATGATGATATATTATACGATTCAACATATGCCGGCATAACTGAGCAACAAAACGAAACTCAGGGTAGAATATTAAACCAAGCCAGAACAGAAACACAATATGTTTATGATGGCTTGGAAACAAATATTAGAAAAGCCCAAGAGTTGGTTAGGAACGGACTAACACCAAAGATAAGAGAGAAGATACAGAAGACACCAGAAAAACATTATGCCCTATCTGCTCCGATAGGAAATAGCAGCCTTATGTCCAATAAGATGCCTGCTTGGAACTTAGATATTCTATATGGCGAGATAAGCGGAAGTGTATCTTACTCAACAGGTTCTCACCAAACATTGAGAATTCCACAGGTTAATATTGACACTATAACTTTTGAAACCTACACAAAGAGAACAACCCAAACTCCAGAAGAGTTTGGGGAAGAGAGAGAGTTTTCTAGACAAGAGGGGCAAACATCTGATCTGACTTTGGCATCTGATTTGTTTAAAGACGGAACCTATATTGATGTCAAGGAAGATTATTTATTGCTGCAGGTAAGAGAAGAAAATTCAGTATTCTCAAACGAAAACTTTGATGTTGAGATATTTTTAGTTGAGGAAGAAAAGACAGATGTTGTTGTGGGTAGCAGCACTTTAACGAACGAAGTTTTAGTTCCGTTAGTGTTCGACAAAAAGAAACCAAAGATAGTGAACAATATATTACTAGACGAGGAAGAAGAAGAAAATGTAGTGTTAGACCCTACATATGCTGACTATTATTTTTATGTTCACATAGATGATGAGATAGGCAGAGATATCTTGTGCCGGGCTAGCCCAACTCGGGATAAAACTCTTTCTGAAGTTAAGAGTTTGGAAGATTTTGAGTGTCCAAGGCCAACTAAACCAGCTCCAGACATATATATAAGTGATGTTGATTTGTGTGACGATGTTTGTTGCCCGGAAATAGACTTTGAGGCTTCATAATGGCGATTAATCAAGAAGAAATAATTGGAATGCTCTTACCGTATGTCTCTATAAATAGAGTCACTCTGGAGTCGTCTGGCCTCACCCGAACCGAAGAAAATCCGCACATAGATTCTCCCTTGGAGAACCCTCTACCGGATAACCCAAGTGGGTTGAGAATTCGTCTGGACTTATACCTAAAGGATGTGGTAAATGATGATGCTATCAGTACTTGGTTTGACCAACAAGACTTCGCAAAATACATAAGTCTTAAAATATTCCAAAGTGTAGACCCTAGAATCACTAGCGTTTTGTCAGCCGGTAGAGAGATGATCTCTCTGGTGGACCCTGATGCGGGAATGAACGATAACGATGCCCGGAACAAAATTCTTATGGCGGCACTAGATGTTGGTAATGTTGGAGATGCTAGAAATATACTTTTCAGGAAGACGAAATATAAAAAATTGTCACTAAAGAGAGATATGCTTGGTTCGTCTTCAAAATTATCACAACACGGAGCAAAAGTTGATGCTGACGGGGACAAAGTATTTGAAATAAATTATTCTGTTAATTTTGAATTGCCAGAAATAACCCCAGAGCACATATCGTATTTTGCCATGACTTCGTTGGATGTTGAGGCGCTGGCTAGGGATTTCGGTTTAGATTTTCAGTCAACAAACTTATACAGAATGAACGGAAACCTCGTTTCAGAAATAGTGATTGATGACTATGCTGTCAAATCTGAGTCAACAATATACTATACTGACGATGGAAAAGTGTGGTCTGGGCCAATTCATAAATTGAAAGGCCAACTCAGAACTGGCTTTGAAGAGGCTTCCAATTCGAGAAATATCAGCAAAGCTACTGTTGTGAACTCGGTAGTACAGGACTTTAGAGTTCCTGCTGCGATAAGGAGCATTCCGATAAATTTTTCTTCATTTAGCGATCCAATGCTGAAAGCCCCAATAAGGAATAAAGACAACAAGGGTGTTGTTCGGCATGAATCGTATTTTTCAGATATGTTTTTGACAAGAGACGCAAGCAGCAATGGAAGATTCTTGTTCGCAACTAACATTCGTAATCTGGTTTTACACAAAACTGTTTATGGCTCACTTATAAAAAATATGAGCCCAATGGCATTTCAAGAGCTGCTTCGCGATACTAGAATATTAAGCATGAAGGTGTGGAGAAAGAGAATAAAGAGAAAGGATAGATTTAAAAAAGATCTCCGCTCAGGGCTTAAAACAACCTTAGTAGACTTTGATGTGAACAACTATCCGCCTGAATTGGTTGCTTCTACTGGTGAGAAGGTTCCTGGAAAGTTAGCAAAAGTTGGGAACGGAAAATCTTATATACGGGAATCAAACTTAAGAGCCGGCAATGCTGCCGGTGTCAGGTTTTTTACCGGAATGGACAAAAGAACAAAGCAGCTCAATAGAGGTACTTACCAATATGGAGTTGAACTGGAAATAAATGATAGTTCGGTTCGTTTCTTTAAGAGGCATTTGAATTCTCTGAAAATAGCAAAAAAAGAATTGGTAGATTATTACAACGAGGCAGTTACCCCAACTATGTCAAAGTATCTTGCCGAAGTTAGCAATCCACATATAGATCACCCTGATGAGTTTGCTGGCACATACGGGGACACATATGGTGGTTGGGATCCATTCTTGGAAAGGTTCTCTCAATCATTTATAAGAAAGATGAAAAAGAAATATGTTGACAAGAGAACCCAAGCACCTTGGATAAAGTCTGTTACGATTTATCTAAATGCTTTAAATATATTTACTAATATTCTTGCCACGCCAGGCCCTCGCAAAAAACTATTGTTAAGTCTTGGCATGTATGTGAATCCGAAGACAGCAACCCCAAAGGGTATTAGCTCTGTTATAAAATTGATAGATGATTTGTCTTCCAAGATAGAAGAGATCTTGGAAACAACTGAAAAACGATCACGACACAATACAACTTCGGCTCAAGAGAGCCTTAATTTGAGGTCTGGCAAATCTACAACTAGAAAAATAAAAATATTAGAATACCTCTATGGGTCTTATGAAGCAGAATCAAATAATAAACCAGCATGGGATTACATCGGGGTATCAGGAAAAGAGATAGGGAAGAATGATGGGTTGTTGAAGCTGTCGGCTGCTGAATGGACGGGAAGGGTTAATGCCGAAACTGCCAAACACTTTAATGACATTCAAGCAGATATAAATATGCAAGGCGGAGACAAGACGATAACAACAGGTGATTCCATATCTGAGACGAGTCACGGATTTCTAACTCCAGCGATTATTCACTTTGCTCAAGACTCTGTGTCATTAACAGAGGGGATGCCAGATGCCACAATACAGCCCATAGAATCTCCCCCATCGGAGTCCGACAAAGAAGAAGGGAAGATAGACAGAAATGTCAAAAATATAAGCAACTTTAATATTTCCCCAGCCAAAAAAATGACTGAACTTAGGGCGAAGGTTCTACAACAAAATTCCTCTACTTCGGCAGCAGGCACTGGCAGGCCATCACTGAGAGCAGAGAGAACCGAAGACAAAGATCAGATATCTGATAGCACAACATTCAATAGCATGAATGGCTTTTTGGCAACAACTATGAATATAGTTATAGAACCAGCAACGATAGAAGTGAAACCTCACGAAGACGGAACTCTTGGGATGAACTTCGTAACACCTCAAGATTTAGCAGATATCATAGCACCTTGTGCCGGAAACATAGTTGATAAAGTTGTTGATGTAGGTGAAGGGTGTGCTAGCAACAAAAACAATACTGTTCCTGTGGAAGTTGACGAGGGTGGTGCAAATGTTCTTTTTGGGACTTTAATAAACACTCTTTCTATATCTGGGGCCACAAACGAAGAAAAAAAGAACCAAAGTGGTATATTGAGAAGAAGCAATGCTGCCTCTTCCGCGAAGCCAAAGCGGAGAACAACAATCAGCCGCTTTAGTCTATCTGGGCTTACTTCCGATGGTGGAAGTGGCTACACCGGAAACGGATATCAAGTAACAACAGCAGAAATAAGTGCATTACCTAACCAACTAAAGAGCTTGTATCTTGCTAGTGCCGGCTCTTCTGTGGTCAAAAAGAGTACTAAAAGGCTAGTCAGTGCTCTGACATCTCCTGACGGCGGCGCAATCAAAGCAGGGGCACAATTTACATTTAATTTTGGTATGATATCTGAAGTGGAATTTCTTGCTGGGTTTAGAAAAGATATAACCGGAGAGGCAATCGTAAGTGAAGGGGTGTGGAAGCAGTTGACGGAAGAGGGATACAAGAACTTTATTGGAAAGGAAGTCCTCTGTCGATTCAAAGATTATGAAAACAAGAAGCTCGGAATCGAGAAGAGCAAGGGCATGAAAAACACGATGGTTAATGAGTTTTTTATCTTGGTGCCAGAGAAACAGAAACCGCCACCACCCGCGCCCATCCTCGAAGGCCCAGAGATGCCCAGTGTAATCAGCAAGATAAATGAAGACTTTCGAGCCGCTTTCACCCGCAGGGTGCCTGGTATACCAAGCAAAGGTGCTTCTCCAGCAAGTGACTCTCCATCGGGTGGTTCTATTCCGTCTGGCAGGGGCATGCCGCCCCTTAACCCTCTTTTGAACAACATAGCTGCTACTTTGGGGGCACTAGATTGCGAAACTAATGAGATATCTTCTGACGATATGCAATCAAACAATTCAGATGACAACGAAGTTGATATTCCTGGCATCAATTGTCTTAATCCTGCTGATAGGGAAATCTTACAAGCAAGCATTGATGAAGCATCGCAAATATTGACGGATGCAGAATCAAAGATAAACGATCTAAATAATCAGAAGCAGAATCTAAAGGCTGCTGGACTATCAGGGAGAGACTTGGCACCGGTCCACCGCGAAATAGTAGAAGCAACCGCTGTTCGTGATGGAGCACTTGCTTTGGTAAACGAAACCAAAGAAAAGCTCGAACTACCTCAATGTGGACAAACCCTCGGCTTCACTCTTCCTCTGACAGACCGTTCTGGCAATGATCCATGTGGTGAAGTAACTCCTGCCTCTACGGACGAAAATAATGGTGGGGCTTCCGGAGAGAGCGAAAACGGAGAAACGCTTCTTGGTCTTGCCGGCGGTATCCTTGCGGGAGGGCTTGCCGGCGGTGCTGCAGGAGCAGGCGCCGGCCTCGCGGGAGGGCTTGTCGGTGGTGCTGCAGGAGCTGCAATTGGCTTTGGTCTTGGTGCCGGAATTGGCTTTGGTCTTGGTGCCGGTACCGCAGCTGCAGCGTTACTATCGGACCCAGAAACACAAGAAGCACTGGACGACTGTGTTAACAACCCAGCTTTGTGTGCTGAAGAGGTAGTCGATGCTGCTCAGGATGATGCGGAAGAGGCTGTCGAAGAAGTTGGCGAAGCCGTTGGCACTGTTAGCAACACTGTCGGCAATGCTGTTGGTACAATTCTGGGCTTCTAAAGGGGTATAGGGAAAAAATGGCAAAACTTAGCAAAGACACAATATTAAGAGCGACACAGATAGAGATAGCAGATATCACTTCTCGTGTTTCACAAATCACATCTGCGACTTCTAGTGCGGAAGGTGATCAGCTGAAGAATAATGATTTTTTTTCACGAGATGGGATTATTCCGCTTACCAAGAAAGGAAAGATATTTGAAGGTGGGAAGCTGGTGGACACTTTTGCATCCCCAAGGGCCAACCCCACCGCGATAGATGAATTGATAACCAACATACAGAACGTTCCATCAAACTATGGCGAAGTTGAGGAAGTTAATAAGTCGAACTACCCAGAAGAAGTTGGAGCACTGACAGTTTCAGCAGGAAAGAGGCTTGTTTCAATTGACAGAAATTTTTATGGCCCCAATGAACAGGTATATTTAGAGAACTCTGATCCGAGAGAGGGGAAGAACTTTGTTGGAGATCCTCTTCGTGGAAGAACAGGGGCATATTGGACAAAGGACTCAGAAAATAGAAATTTTACTTTCTTGAACAAGCACAATATCCAAGGTAATGTTCCAGTTAAAATAAATTATCTTGAAGTATACGATGACGAGCCAAGGTACAATCACGGTCTTCAGAAAAGTGATTTTGGAAGAACTTGGCAATGGCTTTTGATGAAACCAAACAAAACACAGTTTAAAACCCCAAAGGGGAATTATTCTAAGAAGCTTTGGTCTTCTTATGTGCAGGGTGGGACATATAGCGGAAAGAAGCTAGGATCTGCAGTTGTTCCAGCGAACAGGGCAGGAACATCTATTGGAGTTTCAGACAAGATAACGAGCACTAGACCAGGCTCACGACCAGCTGACAGAGGTGATTTCCGCCCATCATCACTAGGCGCCTTGCAAAATTCAGTTGCGAATGTCCCGACACGAACAGAGATATTCTTCGATCACTCTTTTGATATGGTTGCTCCCTTTGTAGAGAAAGAAGTAGAAAAGATCAATCCAATATTCGGTTCAAAAACAGCAGACATAAAAGCAGTATACAATTTCTATATAGATGAATACGAAAGTACCATTTCCAGCAATATAGTATCAGAAAAGACACTTCCCAACATGTATGTTATGATATCTGAAAATGAGGCATCAAGCCCACCACCGATATTTAAGAAACACATAACTTTGAATAATAACCTGAAGACAGATCAGAAAGCATTTAGTCGTGTTGGTGAACAAAAATACGATCTAAGGGATAGTCCAATCGGCGAGTACTTCGATCTTTACGGAACTCAATACGGAGAAATAATACGAAAAGATTCTTTAGAGGATTTAAAAACGACATTTACGAATTTGATGTTTTCTGTGAATGACTTGGGTATGCTTAGGGAGCAAGCAGAAAAGAAAGAAATGTTCCCAATGTTCTTTGATATAAAATTCTCAACAGATAAAAATGCATTCTTTGCCGAAATTTTGAAAGAAGCAAAGTTGATGGACTATATGACAAACTTTGTTATGAAGATGACGAAAAACAAACAATTTGAAACGAAAGAATATCAAACAGGAAAAGAAATAGTAATTCAAAGAGGTGAAGAAGTTCAGAGAGAAATGAAGTTTACCACATCCAGAAGAAGAATGTGGGATATGAACCAGTGGTTAAGCCAGCCATTAGCGAACATACAAATTAGTGGTGGCACATTCTTAGGTGAGATGGACAACAGCATAATGGCAGAGAATGGAGAGCAATATAAACTTTTCAACAGTTTGATGCGGATTGTCATGACAGACAAAACCAACAAGCTGATTAGGACAAACTTTCGCACCTATGAGGATATGCTGAATGGTAAGCTAGCATATAACGAAACAGTATTATATAGAGTTGCTAAGTTTGAGGGCAGAACTACTTCGGGAGACCCCATACAGAATTTTTATTTCCCCAACTCCCTAGAAGAAGATATGGTGAGATATGTTGATACCCAAGTTAAATACGACAAGGAATACACATATGTTGTATATGCATATCAAATTGTTGTTGGGAACAAGTATTGGTATGACCAAACAAACGCCACCAACAATGAAGAGACCGCTCGGTGTAAACTCTTCCAGGAACCAAGTGTGACTTTGGTAGAAGTTCCTTATTATAGTTTTGCTGGCAGGATTGTGGACCGCCCACCAGTTATTCCAGATGTGACAATCACGCCGTATAAATCAATTGATAACAAGGTATTAATATCTTTTAATACTGGTGTTGGGGATTATAAAGATAACCCAATTGTTATTGAACCAGAAGACAGGACGGAAATAAACAAAATAAGAATGTTACAGAAGGTTGGCCCCGATGATCCAATTGAATTTGGTAGCGATGATGGGGACTCAACATATGAGGTCTACAGGCTAGACAAAAAACCAGAGAGCTATTCAGACTTTTCTAAAAACCTTAGAGCTGTTGTTAGCACTGATGTTGATCCGCTCACAGCACAGAAGGCAACATCAGCTGCCTTTGTGGATGTGGTGAAGCCAAACAAAAAACATTATTATACTTTTAGATCGATTGATGTACATGGCAACAAGTCTAATCCGACAGCACTGTACGAAGTCGAGATGGTTAATGATGCTGGCACTATATATCCAGAGTTTAATGTCGTGGACTTTGACAAGCCAGAAACAATAGGGAGCAGAACAGCCAAGAAATACATCCAAATCATACCGACTATCTTTCAGGGCCTTATAAACGAAAAAGCTTCTGGGTTTGACAAGGTTGAATCAGCAAACGATTTACCAACAGGTGTCCAGCTTGGCATTGCAGAGGAATCGGTTTGGAATAAGAAATTCAAATTAGTGATGACCTCTCGGTCTTCTGGCAAAAAAATGCACATCAATTTTGATTTCAAACACAAACACGTGACTACATAAACAAAGAAGTATTTTGTTTCTAAAGAACTATTTATTTAGCAAAGGAGTTAAAAACTATGGGTTTTCTTGACAATTCTGGAGATATCATTCTAGACGCCGTATTAACGGACACGGGAAGAATGAGATTAGCAAAGGGCGATGGTTCTTTCAAAATAGCGAAGTTCGCTCTTGGCGATGACGAAGTTGATTATTCTTTATATGATAAGAACAATGCTAGCGGAAGTGCCTACTTCGATATAAGCATACTCACAACCCCTGTTCTAGAGGCATTCACTGATAATGCTGCTTCTATGAAATCAAAACTTATTTCAATTCCAGCCACGAACCTGCTATACCTTCCAGTCATGAAGCTGAATGAACTTTATCCAAAAACATCGATGCATTCTAGCGGAGCTTTCATGGTCGCGGTAGACAAAGAGACTGAAGAAGCGGTGACTATCAATGCAGATGGTGCTGCTGTTGACGGCATTATCCCTGGTTTTACTTTAGTTGGCGGAACTTCGATCAGGGCAGACCAGGGCCTGGACACTGCGGAGATATCTCCTGCCTCTACTATCGACTCGCAGTTGTTAGAGACCCAATATATCGTTGAGATAGACAATAGGTTTGGTAAGATAGTCAACTACAAGAACGGCAACACTGCTAAGGTTTCTTATATAGATGACGACAGCGTTGCTAGCTATTATTTCACTTCGGGAGTGGATCAGGACTTTGTTAGAGAGAACACTGATAAAGAAAAATCTACCGGAACAAAACAAGTTATAGCTGGCCCAAGAGGGACTATTTTTCAATTTGGCATAGGAGCTTCGTTGGAAACAAACACTAGTGATTTCTTGTTTGCGCAGCTTGGTGGCACCGCCACCTTGGAAGGAAGCAGTGTATATTTCATTGATTCAATTGTGAGGATAAACGGAGCAACAACCGGATATAAACTAGATATACCAGTCAGGTTTGTTAAGCTGGTGAGCTAGGAAGGACATAATAAGATATGGCAACAGTATTTAAAACTTTTCTGAATGATGATGTAACATCAACTAGAACATTGCTCCATGAAGCTATCCCTTTGACTGGGACGATTGTTTCGGGAACATATACAGATCTAAACATTAAGAATTATACCCACGGGATGTTTCAGTCGGTATACGATTATCCTTATCTAAGTTCATCTGCAAATCACATTTTTGATTTGACTTGCGGCTATTCTTCTATTTCTGCTTTGTCTGGTGCTGCCAGCGAACAGAATGCTAAGAAGATTCAAATATATAATCAAATGGCTCAAATACTTGTTGGACACAATGAGAGTGGAAACATTTTGAAATTTGATGCTGATGGAAATATTATCGCGGGCGGAGCAAAGATGAACGAAGTTTATTTTGTAAACTTTGCAAGGCTTCTTAACAAAGACGAAATCAAGAAAGGGTCTTTTTCTATGGTTATCGGGGATACAGTTGCTTACGGTACTCCATTTGGGAGCACACAAACGATTGACGATTCAGGAGCACAAAACGATTATAGAGTGAATTCTCCAGCTGGAGAATATGCTATTTTGTCTTCATCTGTCACAGGAGACCAGGCCGGGTTGCTGTTCTACCAAGCTGGAGTGGCAGTCTTGACAGCATCTGTGTTTTCGTCGGCAGAAATGAATTCAAGTGCAGAATTAGTTGATGCTGTTTTGTCAGGTAGCACGATAGAACAAAATTCTGATGCCACAAGACACAGAATAAGTAATATTCAGTTTAACAATACCACAGAGCTTAATTCTACTATTTATTTCTGTAGGGTCAACCACAATGAATACAATTATAGTTCTAACCCAACATATCTAAGCTCCAGTAAGATGGTTGTGAAAGACACCACGGTAGATTCACCAGTATCTTATATTACGACTGTTGGGCTTTACTCTGCCGACAATGAACTTCTAGCAGTTGCGAAACTTAGTGAACCGCTCAAAAAAGATCCAACGAACGAGCTGATTCTGAGAGTTCGTTTGGATTATTAACAGAGGTAGGTATGTTGTGCCTATCATTTCTAAGCCGAATTTTGTTTCAGACGAGATAGAAGATAAACAAACATCTAATTATAAAAGTAGCCGTTTACATATAAACGAACGGATACTTTTATTTTGGAGTAGTATTGCATGAGTCATCCAGATAGCGGTTCTATAGACCTATATGAGATGAACGTTGGTGTCGGTGAAGGACGGCCAGCGAGTAGTCTAATTTATCCTTTCACTGTGAAAGGCGGCTCATTAGACTCCTTCAAGACAATATCTACCACAGAATTCAGTAGTGACTATTCTTATGGTGCTGTCATAACAGGCACATATCCACTCACTTCTGATATTTCTGTTAACAGATTCAATACTCCATATGCCGCCTTTGAGAGCGAGTTCATCCAGCAGAGAAGACGGCTATTGGCCTTAAAAAATACTTTTAATTATTATTCTGTCTTGAACCCTCATTATCAATTCAATTCTGATCTTGGAAACAAGGAAACACAATATTGTAGCTTGATAAGCATTCCATCTATCTTTTACGGTGCATCCTTAGAGAAGGGGACAGTCAATCTTAAATTTTATGTGACAGGCACGTTGGTCGGAGAACTGAAGGACGAAAAGAAAAATGGCAGCCTTATCCAAGTTGGCCCAGCCGGAAGCAATGGATCGGGAAGTGTCGCAGGGGTTGTTCTTTATAAGGAAGGATTTATTTATCTGACAGGCAGTTGGGATTTAGATTCTAGCCACGAAGAGAAATACGAACCACACCCATCAGCACCGACTTTAACTGGGGCTTTGTTTAACCCTGCTTGGATATATTTTGGAACAACTGGCTCTACTGCCGACCCAGGAACAAATGTTCCTTCTTCTAGCTTTGATTTGAAGTTTGATGGTGTAAACGAAATACCAGTTTTGACAATGATGGCACATGCTGTCAGAGGACAACTAAACAGTTCAAACAACCCAACTTACATACAAGCAGGCCAAGACGATAAACTAGTAGCAGCAACTGGTTCTGTTTATTATAAAGAGAGAAGCGATATCGATATAAAAAATACCATTAAATCACCATACACTGAAGACCCAGCACAATTTGAAAAACAAACATATATCTCTAAAGTGGCTATTTATGATGAAGACAAAAATCTTATTGGCATTGCGAAATTGGCAACACCAGTTAGAAAAAGAGAAACAGACTCATATACATTTAAGATGAAGGTGGATTTTTAAGAATGCCGTATTACAAATTCAAATCTAGTGACGTTTTTAACAACACGATTAAGACTTATCCAAAAGCTGAATTTTTTATTTATAACGGGAAGGTGTACTATAACAAAACCTATATTCCATTTTCAGGTTCCGCAGATATTGCTCCGGTTACCCATATCTTAACAGAAGCCAAAGAAAAGATTACAACAGAAGCAGGCGAACATTTGATAACAGAGTCCTAATTAGTATTGGAAATAAAGAGGAAAATTTAAATGGCAAATGTAAAAATAACAGCTTTACCAGCAGCAACATCAATTACTAGTGATGATTTGGTCCCCATTGTCGATGGTGTAGCAACAACCCAAAAAGCAACTTTCCAACAAGTTTTAAACTATGTTACTGGTTCTACTTTTAACGACCTTACAGTTACATCACTGACTGCTTCTGTTAGCGGCACATTTGTTGGCGACGGCACTGGTATCACAGGTGTAATAGCAGAGTGGGATGGTTCACATGTTGGCGATGCCAGCATAACAGGATCTCTGTGGGTGAGTGGATCTCTCATAGCAGATGTAGCACTAAGCGGAGCAGTCGGTTCAGAGATAACATCTACTTCATATACTCTATCGGCAGATGACAGAGGAAAAACATTATTGTTTAGTAGTTCCGCCACACAAGGCATTACTTGCTCTTCTGGACTTAGCGTCGGATACAATAGCACTTTCATTC